AGTCTGGTTCCTGGAGCCCCCTTGCGAATTACGCACAATCAAGCATGTATTTGGATTATAGAAATAAAAAAAATAGAAAAAATTTAGACATAGCGAATTCCATTGATGCAAGTCAGCAGGAAGTATTCGGCGAGATATCCGAATTGATGCTGACACTAAGGGAGAGGGTTGCCAACAATACCCTCAAGCTTGCTGATTATGCAAAATCGTACGACCAGAAAACTGGAACCCTTTCACTTGATTTCTACAACCCAAAAAGACCAACTTCGGCACTTGGGGATAGCCCAGGATTACTCAAATCAATAACAATGCTTCTTGCGATAGCTACAGCAAACTCAAGAAACGGCAAGGAGCGTTCACAGGCCAGACAGGTATTGAACGAATTGCTTGATTGGGCAGAAACATACTTGCCACAGTATTCAAGAATAAGACCAGGTAACAATAAAGAACTGTCCGAATTAATTGCAAACGGCCCAGTCGGAAGAATGGGTGTTCAAGAAGCATACGAAGCAACAGAAAATAAAAAATACAAAACCCTTAGAGGTAGACTAAACGCTTTTGAAAATAAATCACAGAGTATTATTTTTGATTCCGTTGCAGATAGGAACCCAGTTTCAAAATTAAAAGAACTTGAATCAGAACTTGATGACATAATTTCAGAAGGATGGATGAACAGTAGGGTTCTCGCAAGTCTTTTTGAAACAATTTCAGGCCACATGGACGACGCATTTGAAGAAGGTATTTCCGAAAGAACTAGGAAAAGAATGCGTCCAGTTTTTGACGGATTTGCAAATGTAATGAAGGCAAAATACGACAAAGATTATGCAGAAGCTTTTGGAATGATAAGTCTTGATTCAATCCAGAGAAAACGTCGCAGAGCAAATTCCAGAACAAGACAAGAAACACGAGACTCGTCACCAGTTGGCAGTATGGCGGCTGGATACTCTCCTACGAGGCTTGATACAGCAGAAATGAACAAGGACTCTCACCTCACCGAAGAGTTCAAGAATAGGTGGGTTGCTATTGACGAAAGCAATCAAAAGGCCGACGAAATACTTAGCTCCAACAATCCAAGTCTTGTAAGTTTCCCTGGAAATGACATAACTTTTAATTGGCAAAATGAAAGTTCAAGACTCAAATACCTGACGACATCTGACAAAAATAGATTAATCAAAAACTTTATCAGAAAACCAAATGGCGCATCTTTCCCTTCAAGGTTACGAAAAACGCAAGAATTAGACTCTTCCGGGTTGTTGGAAGAAATTGGCGTCTATGGAGAAACTTTTGAAAAACATCCGTTTTTTGTAACTTTTCATGGTGATAAATTGGTCAAGTTTGCAACCAGCCCTAGTGATGTGAATGCAGACGCAAACACTATTAAGAAAATTCTGGGAGCAATACACCCAGAATTAAATCCAGAAACATTTGAGGCAATTTATCAATCGTGGATAAGAAACCCATTTATCACAATTGACACTAATGATGGAAAAACCGTTGGTGTTAGGTTTGGCCTAAATAACAACGACACAGAAATGAGAAATGAACTCAGAAAACGCATTCGTGATGTTTATGATTTTGTTTCACGTATAACCGGCGGGAAAGTGCCGAAAGCACAATATCCAGCAGAAAAAGAAAGTGCAGCAACGGCCGAGGCCGAATTCCCGCTAACAATGAGAGGTCTTGCAAATGACTTCTTTAGGAGAATACAGCCTTCTCTTTTGAATCGTGGTCATTCAATTGAGTCACTATCTAATATTTTTAACCAAAATGCCGAAGAAATGGCATTGCCGGAGATTGCAAACCGTGAGCAGCTATTAAAGTTCCTGCAAGAAAACTTTCCTGGAATCATCAAAAATCTAAAACCGGAGTCATCAAAACTTGACGGTTTGACTAGTGATGAAGTTACCGAAGCTGTGGAAATAGTTTCAATGCTCAACGATGGAACAAGAGTTCTTAATTTTGGAGAAATAAAACAACTCCTTAGCACCAAAGAAAATGGCTACGAGCTTTGGACCGATGATGCAGTTGAAGAAGTTATCAACACGGTGAACAACTACACCTCGGTCTCTGGTGGCTCGCAGCTGATAGAGACTGGGCCGGTGGGAAGAATGAGTTTGCCTGGGGAGAAGCCAAGCGAAATACTCAGAGACGAGTTTGAAGCTGCACGCATTCTTCGCTCCATGCAAAAAGCAAAAGATATGACCCCCGAGGAAGAAGATGCCTATAGAAAAGTGCAATGGGCTCGTCAGGAGCTTGAGAATGTAGTTGAAGAGGACTGGGTTAGATTTGGGCCATTTGACCTAACCAATGCCTATCGCCCTCTTGCGGAGAGACAGTCTGGAAATCTTTCGTTATACATTAGGTCGCTTGGGGATGAAGCTGCCATGGACATGTTTAAGGAAATATCTTCAAAATTCCCCGATACAGAAAAAGAAGAATCAATCAGTGATTTTGAGTCAAAAATTAGAACTGCTTTATCCAAAGCTGCTCGTGGAGATGAGATTACTCCAAATTATCCAGACTCATGGCCGCCGGAAATGCTTGATTCAGACTTAAACGAAATACTTTCACCAAAAGAAATGGCTGCTGTTGCACAAGTCGAAGATGCGCTAGACAGAGAAACCCTGGTTTCAATGCTTGGTGGCGAGCTGCTTGGTTCAGACCCAGAAGAGACAAGACAGGAAATATTAAGAATTGTAGAGTCTCTTCCAAAAATTAATGTTCCTGAAGAAGACGGTTCTTCTAGTTCTATAAAAACCCCAGAGCAAATGAGTCAAGACATATTGATAGAAGCATTTGATGGAACTTTGGCTTCCGCAAAAGAGCTAGTTGATTCCATGTCGGAACAACAGCTTGATTCCCTAAGAAAATCTTTCCCTATTTCTGATTATGCAAAAAATTCTTTTAATATTCAAAATCTTCAAGTGCAAAGAGCTTCGTTAATTAGACAAACATCCGTAGCCATGGCCAAACTTTCGCAGACGGAAGATGGAAGAAACAAGATAAGACAACATTTGACAGAAGTTGCCGACCTTCTCCCCGATGGAACAAATGAATTGCTGAGAAAAATACAAAATAGTGAAATTGAAGAAGAAGATGCATATGAATCTCTTTCTAGATATGTTGGCGATTCAGAATCTACGCAGCCGGTCTCAAAATTGTGGTTCAACACGGCAGCACCATTGTTTTCTGCAAATAACGAAACATCCGATTTACTAAAAGTTTTTGAAAACGACAAAAAAAATCAAATTAATAAATTGTTCGCAGAAATTGCTTTTGCAGAAATTAATTTTTCTGAAGAATCTCCTGAAAAAATAAAAAAACAAATACAGGAATTTGTTCAAACAAATCCAGTAGACGGAATTGGTTCTAGAGGTATTTATATTGAACCAACCACCGCCGGCAAAACACAAAGCGCACTCGAGAAAAAACAATTAGAATTAATATCAAAATATGACGGAACGTCAGAGTCCGCAAAAGAAATAATTGACTCACTCACAGAAGAACAGGTAAGAAAACTCTGGGCAAAATACATATTCCCAAGTTTTTATAGAGTCACTGGAACTGGACCAGGCTCATTTATTAGAAAAAGAAATCAAAAAGCTTCTGCGGAAAGAGCACAGCAAGTACTAAATAGGCTTGAGGATAAGTTCAAGAATTCCATTTATGGTTTGGGTGGTTTCGTTGATGCAGACGGATACTCCGCCGATGACGTAAATATGTTAATTTCCGATGCAATTGAAAACTCTTTTGGCGTAGCTTCATTGGAAAGTTTAAGCAAAGAGGAAAAGAAGGAGTATGTTTCCCTTGTCGGATATTTCCTTTCCGGCGGCAGGTCTTTGCTCGTAAAAGGAGAATATACCGAAGCTTTGAGAAAAATTGATTTAGAAAAAACCCCAAAATCCATACAGCAAAGAAAACTTGAGAGAATTGACAATGAACTCTCCGAGATACTAAATGATGCAGGCGACAAAATGGATGAAGCCGTTTCTGATTTGTTGGGTGAGTATAGAAACATGTCTCCAGAGGAACTTGAAATTCTTCGTAAATTAGAAGAAGAATTTGGTGACACCAAAGATGAAAGCACATCTCAAGGGGGTGAATTTGCTGATGCGCCAGACGACTGGGAGGATAATGACCCATTTGGTCCTGTCGGCTCAATGGCAAGAAAGCCAGATGGCTTAACCGAAAAAGCCGAGGCACTTCTTGATGCGAACTTAACCCCTCATAAAAAACATGACCAAAAAGCACAAGATGAATTTGCATATGTTGAGCAAGCGGCAGCGCTTGAACTTAGAAAACTTGGCTTGGAAACACCTGGAGGATTCTTCTATACAGACTCTATTGATGATGGAATTGACCCACGAATTGAGGCTTCGTATGTTGCCGAAATAAACAAGCGTGTTGATGAGCTTTTCGAAAACAGCGAGTTTAGAAGAATGAAGAGTGGCAAGCTTGTTTATATTCCACAAAGACTTATTGGAGGGGAATCAGCAAGTGCAGAAGATGAGTTAATACCATATAACCCAGAAATGGATGAAGACGAATCACTACGTCCATCAAACTTTAATCCAGATAGACACCCAATAGCATCCGCCCTGAATGAAAGATATGAGTCATTTATCGGCGGAAACAACAACCACTTTACTAGGGATTGGTTTGGTGAAAATGGAAGATATGGAACAGATGCACAAAATCTTCTTGGGTTAATCAATAACGAACCCGGGCTTATTGACATGGACAAGATTTTGACTTATGTTCAAAATCAAAGTGGCTGGATTGAGGGTGAGGACCTTGAAGAGTCAATGAGGGCTGCCGAATCGATAAGTATTCCTATTGTTCCCGAAAGATACAGGTCGGGCGGCAGTAGATTCGGAATAAGTTCATTTTCTTCGCAAAGAAGGCTTAGTGCTACTGAAAAAATAGAACTTGACAAACAGAAAAAAATAGCTCGCTCAAAAGCAAAGTCAAGCAAAGCTCTCCGCGATGGCTGGCTAAACGACATGACAACTGGTTTAATGCTTAGCGAATCAGAAATAGGTTTGCGTGATGGATACTACCCGGATGCAGTCTTGGCTGGAATAAAATCCGCACTTCGTGAAAATGGGCAAATAGATAACCTTGATTCAGTAATAAGAGCCGCAAAAAATGCATCTGATTCTCGTTCTCAGGCAGAATCAAGAGTAAAAGCTTTGGCAAGAGTTATTGAGATTACGCAAAATTCGGGTGATTTGATTAGCGAAATATACGACATTGACAATGCCATAAATGAGCTTGATGATGCGGCAGACAGAACATCACGCCAGTACCAGGAAAGAATACGCTCCCAAATTCTTTCAAGAGTAAGCGCAACTGCATCATTGATAAAAGCAAGAGAAATGTTTATAGCAGACCAAAAAGAAAAAATTCGTTCAAGAACAATAGCTCCAAGAGATTATCTAATTTCAATACAAGAATGGGATTCTCGATACGGTCCACAAATTCTTCAAATGCAAGCCGAAATACAATCATTTTCTACAAAAGCAGAAGCCAGTTCTCGCACTAGATACGACATAATGGTGCAAAAAGATGAGCTACAGAAAAGAGCAGCAGAGCTCAAAGACATGGTTGCAGACTCAGCAAGATATATGAATGTCTTGATGGCCCAAAGAGCGGTAAACGAAGCAATGAAGAATCTTGCCGACAATAACGGCGACGGAGTAGCTGGTTCTGGTCCTGTCGGTAGTATGAAAAAAATTGGTCGCTTATTTGGTGAATCTGGTGTGGTGAGTGGTTTTGATGAAAATGTTGATGATACTTCAAATGTTTATACTCCATTCAATATATCAATGACCAAAAAAGAAAAAGCATTAAGTAATGTGATTTTGTCTCAATTGCGTTCTGTTAATGGAATACAAACAATTGACCTAGTAGAGAATAGAACTGCTCGGGCAAGACAGAGAATTGAGTCCTACAGACAGAGCGTCCAGTCTTCTCCGGTCGGGGCGGTTAGGGGTCTGTCAAACGAAATACAGGACATTCCCGAAGTGCTCAAGAGCGTATTGCAAGATGAATACAATCGCTCAATTGGCAAAATGCTTGCATTTGAAAACGAAAACGATATTAGAAGCCTAGTTAATGCTTCTTATACCCCTCAGTTAACTCCTAATCCAATTGGTCCATATGTCATACGGCCATATGATGACCCATCAGTTACCTTGGAGCCTGAATCAAGTGGGTATTTTGGGTATGAGGAGATGCTCCCACCAACCGACAAGAGACTGCGTATTTATTACGATGCATTACGCAAAGAAGTTGAACGGGTTGGCGGTTTTGTAATAAATCCTGGCGGTAAATCGACAAACGACGAAGGCAATAACCATAAGTGGGTTCAGGGTATGCCTGTTTATCATCAGGCAAATGTGGATGCAGTACCATCAATCATCAAAAATGGTTTAAACAGCCGTGATGCCATGCGCATAGACGGCTCGCAGTCGCCTATTGACAAAACCAAAAAAGTTCCATCCGGGAAAATATGGCTTGCATCAACTCCCGCAATATGGGACGAACAGGCTCCACGTCAATTTGATGGGATAGTTACTATGAGAATCATGCCCGACGCAGATATGATTTCCACCCTAAATAGACACTATGCAAAAAAAGAAAAAAACTGGGACGGACTTAGCAGAAGTCCAGATTATTCAACAATTGAATTATCTGATGCAAATATTTCCCCTAAGACAATAGAGATTCTCAACGAGCAGGGAGAATGGATTCCATTACTGAAGGCATATTTTACGACTTCGCCAGGAATGCCATCGAGGACATCTCAAATTCTTAACGAAATAGATGGTGGTGCGGATATATATTCCCTTGCAAGAAAAAACAATATGCCGATTACGGAGATTTTTTCAATTGCAGCAATTAGGGAATCACTTTTGGCGAATGTTAAACACGATATACAAAAACTGACCCTTAGACAACTTATAAATAAATACGGTTTTAGCCAGACAAGACTTATAAACGCAATTGATGCTTCCAAAAAAGCTAACAAATTTAGAAAATCATACTCGCAGATGATGAAAAGATTTAACGAATTAGCACCAACAAACACCCTTGCTTCGTCGTACGAAATTCTAAATGAAGAATTTCCAGAAATTACAAAAATAAGGGGAATGGGTTCTGCAGCCAAGCTAATTACACTTAATGATGAGTTATTAGATTCTGTAAGAGAAAAAATATCTAGAGCAATGAGACTTTTTTCAGACTACCCAAACATGGTTCCCCGTGTTGCAGCAGGCCTGACTGGTATTAGTCAGGATTCAGCCAAGTCTATTTACAAGGCTTTACTAAATGATGAAAATAGAACTCCAAGGCCGGTGCCAACCGCTATCCGGGCAAGTTCACCAATGCCCGCCGACTGGGACTACATGACATATGGAGAAAGACAGGATTGGCTCAGTTCGGATGAAGCAAAGCAGAGAATGGGCGCTCGAGCCAGAGGCTTTGCCGCGCAGCGAAATGCAGAAGACATCGAATCATCTGGTTCAATGGATGGCCCATACGGAGCCATTGCTTCAGCTTTGAAAAAAGCAAACTTAGACAAAGATATCTATGGAACAAATTCAAGTGACGAAAATGGAGTCAGCCCGACATTCTCCTGGAGGGGTCTAAAGGACTCAGACTTAATTAGAACTGGATTTTTGTCAACATCAAAGTTTATTGAATCTATCCCAAACTTGCAAACTCTTAATGATGAAAATTTTGCGGTATTTTTAAACACATCGCCAGCTATTGCCCAAAAACTTAGAAGTGGTAAATTCAATCTTTCTTTTAATGCTGCTAGAAAGCTTGCTTACTCAATAGGAAAAAATCCAGAAAATATATGGCCTACATATGCTGCGTCAGAACAGAAAAATGGCCCGGATGGCGACCTTCTTTGGATTTCAGGCAACTGGTCAGAAATGAAGCCAGTGTTTGAATCAATTGAATCAGGACAAAATGATTCGGAAATATCGGGAGCACTTGGGCGCGCAATTAACCCCAAAATGGCAACTGCTAGAAAACTTGCGACCAATGGGAAGCTTGAAGATTTCTACAAACAAGTTGGAAAAAAGAATCCAAGCATTGATGAAGTTTCTAAATTTATGTCTTCTTTAATGCCAGAATCAAGAAGGGAAACTGTTGCATCTTTCGCTAAAGCAGGGTATAGCGAATCTGAGATTGTTGAAACAACTGGATTTAACCCAAACACGGTAAGAAATCTTCTTCATGAACTGAGGAAGTCCGGTATGGCCCCATCCTCTATTGGCTCACAAGAATGGATTGCAAAGAATAGAAAAGCAATCGTTGATGACATAGAATCCGGAATGTCAAAGAGACAAGCAATGCGCAAGTATGGAATAGGCGCAGCTGCTTTGAACTCGGTAATTCAGCCAAAAGAAGAAAACGCAAGACCTAGGCAGTCGTTTAGAAATGCATATGAAGAAATGGCTTCTGGCCCTTCGGGTGCAATGTCAAATCGAAGAATAGCAAGTGATGCCTCCCAGTCAAATGGCCCAACCCCAGAATGGGACTCGGAAAATCCAGAAGTTGGAGTATTTCTTCCAGATTCACCACCGGTTATGGTTGGAAGCCCGTTTCATGGGCCAATTGAAGCACGTAAGTTCTCAGACGGAGAACCCAAAGACCAAGAAGCTTTGGATAAATGGTTCCCAGGTCTTGTAGATTTGCTCAAATATCATGTTAATGGTGGAGAGCTGTTTGATTCCTCGGTTGAGTCAGAAGAAGACGCCCCAAGCGTTTATGCAGAATCAGAAAAAGACAGAACCAAGCCAGTAAATGAAATGATTAGAGCAAATCAATTCCCTGGATTGATTAGGTCAATGCGGCACATGATGGGCGAATCCTACAAGCAGATGGTCGCCGAACAGCAGGCAATTGAAGAGTTCGGACCAGATGGGTATTCTGAAAGAGGAGATAGCGCACTAGAGCGAGAATACCAACCAGGTTTTATTGATGTTGAGTCAATCACATCTCTTGATAGTCCAATTGCAAAAGAAATCATGATGATTTATCGTTCTCTTGGAAGGGTTACATCGGGTTTTGTTCCTGGGGACTCAAGCTGGATTAATGATGCAGTTCGTTTGATGTCCAGAGATTCAGAACTTGAAAAAATAGGACTAAATGAGGATTCCCGAAACAAAATAAAAGAGTGGATGAGAACAGCTACAGCTCGTGAATTTAAAGCTGCGCAGGCCATGTCGGCAATTCACTCAATGATGATTGATGTTGTGAATGATGTCAATAGTGCAATGTTTCCCAATAATCAATTTACTGGCAGAACAGTTGCGGACGACCAGATGCTCGGATGGTATTTTGACAGAATTTTCAAAGCAATATATGACGAAGCCGATTCATCATTTGTTCTTGAGGATATATCTAGAGAAAAAGGTGACAGTTTTGTTCGTCTTAATCCAGAGCAAATCGAAAGATGGTATGACTCCACAAAGGACATTGGCGAAACAATGGCTGCCCTTTTTGCTGACGCAATAGAATTTTCTTCAACTAATTCAAAGTTTTCAGATGATTCGTTTAATATGCTTTCGGTTGCTCCAAGAAAAGCAGCAGATGGAAAATTCTCCATATACGGCCCGGACATTGTTTACAGCGGCATGGAGGATTCAAGACCATACAATAAGGCAGTTAAATGGTTTGCTAGACCTGGCACGGAAGAAGAAGTTGAATCCCTGTATGATTCTTACGAAAAATCTCCAGATGCTTATTGGTGGCAGGGTGAAGACGGCCAAATATCAACGACTGAGCCAATCACAACAAAAGACATTCTATCAATGGATTCTGGTGGAGAGTTCTCTGAATACATGAGAATACTCACTGAGTCAATTGCTGAATCACCAGACGAAAATGCCTCCGTAATTCTCAGACAGCTTTTTGGAATAACCCCGTCTGGTGGAACATCTCTAAATAAAGACGAGCTTGCCCTCAATCAGGCCTACTCTCAGCTGAGCGGTTTCCTAAGAGGAGAAGTTGATTCTCTTAAAGAAAACAGGACGAGAGTTTCGGAAAATATGACAATGTCTTCATATTTCCCATGGGTAAATTGGTCAAATTCATCAGATGCATACCCAGTAATTTCTGGAGACATACAGTCACTGCTTACCCCAGAGCAAGCAGAAAGATATGAGAAAATAAATACTTTTACACAAGAAAGAATAGATTCTCTTGATGGGGCAGCTAAAGCCGCATATCAAAAGTATGTGGAATTAGCAAAAAATACATCTGCCATTAACAATTTAAGAAAAACTCGTGGCAGATTAGACGAATCATTAAAACCATTAGACAAAGTTTTTGAAGAAATAAAAAAATTACAGGAGAATCCTGAAAACGCATCTGAAACAGTTGGCCTTCTTGCAGAATTACAACAATTTGCCGAAGAAATTGGTGCTCAGCAAATCGCCGACACAATTGACGGAATTGCGATGAAAATTTTTGAAGCGCTTCAGGGTAATGCAACAGATTATAATCCCAATTTTAAAGATGCAAAAACCCTTATGTTAAATTTAGTACAAAACGAATTTGCTCAATACTTGAAATTTTTTGATTCTGCTATGAGCGTAGGTGACGCTTTTGAAAAAATTGCACAATTTATTAAAGCGGAAGACAAAAAAACACGAAGAAATTCATTAATGCCAAGATACAAACGAGAAGTCATTGATGCTGCTCCAGCTTCTACATTCTCAACAGATTTCAAAAATATAAGAACTTTTGATTCTTGGCTAAATGACAACGGTTATGAAGATTTGACATACGAATACTACTCATCGGCAGATGAAATACCTAAAAATTTCTTTGGCGAATCTTCGGAAATAAATGATGACAGAATTGTTCCACCTGGTGATGGTCCCATAGGCAAAATGGCACTGAATAGATACACCAAACCAAACATCATGTCTGTTGTGCACGCTCACGAAGAAGCAAAACTTGGTAAGTCCAGTGAGGTAACAATACCCTACCTACTGCTTGGTCTTGCAAGAGAAAACATCGGTAAAAAGTCTGTTAACCAAAGCATTGCCGGAAGAGTGCTTAATAGACTGGGTATTAGTGTTAACGACCTACGTGACGCAATAAGTAAAACATTAACCCCAAGCACGAGTGATGATTCAGGGAAAGTTGCTTCTTTGAGTTTTAGCGCTAGAAAAACAATGATTAACTCAGTAAGGGAAGCCCTTAATCGTGGTGAAAACATAATTGATACAGAACACTTAATTGCTTCAATTGCCAGAGCAAAAGATGGAAGAGATGATGGTCTTTCCGAAATTCTAAAGTCTCTTGGAACCAGCAAGTCAGAGCTACTTGCAGAGAGTGTTTCCACAATGAAGAGATTCTCAATGGGTCGATTCCCCAACGAGAGTGGCCCAATTGGGAAAATGGGTATTGCGAGAGATGCTACTTTGCAAAGGGATAGAGAAATTGAAGCGCTTAGAGCTGATGAAAACGCATCAAACCTATGGTTCAACAAAGACAGAAACCCTGGAATCAGAAACAATACAGCCTCCGACTCGGAGCAAGTACAAGAACTACAGAGACTGATGGACTTGTATGTTTCTGGTGTTGCAGATAAGAGTATTTCAGCAAACGACTTCAGAGAAGGAACATCACCTTTTTCTTCAGACTCGATTCTTCCTACCAATTCCTCGCTTATATATGGAGAAATAGGAGAAGAGCCATCAGATATTATTGGAGCAATTGCATATCGTTCAAATCTGATAGATGCAATGATTGACCGTTCTGGCAAGGATTACAAGGATTACACAGACATTATTGCTAAAGCAAAATCACTCTTTAACAATGACAAGCACATTGAGCTATTCAATGATGATTCACCAACCGGCAGAATGTCAACATTTGATGGTTTAATTAAGTCCTATGAAGGCATATACGGCATGCCTACGATGCAACCTCAGGACGAGTACTACGAATCTGTTTATGGAACAAGAGACATCGCTTCGGACAGCCTAAGAAGAGCCGCCTACACGGTATCAAAGTACTCACCGCTAGATATAAGCAAAAACCTTACATCTGGCGATGACGATGATGTTGAATGGTCAACGAACAACTGGTCACTTGCCAAGAACAGGTTGATGCAGGCATCGGATGCCGTAATCGTAAGAATGAACAACAATGATTTGCGTTCTGCTGAAGTACTCATGATTGACAGGAAGAGTGGACCATTCACAAACGCAAAAGCACTTGTCGGTGGACTGCGAGATGGCAGCGAAGACTACATGACTACCGCCACAAGAGAAGGACTGGAAGAGGTTGGTATTGACCTTGAGTCTTCAATCGAAGCAAGACCGCTTGGCATAATAACCTCACCAGACTGGGACCCTAGGTTTGTAAAAGGTGCAAGAGTTGGTGCCGGTTTGTTTATTGTTCCATGGGATTCAAATGTAACAGCTGCTTCAGACGCAAAAGCTGCAAGTTGGGTACCACTTGAAGACATAGCAAGAGGAAAATATCCAATCGCATTTGGACATGCTGAGTGGTTGAGAAGAGCTGTTGCCAAAATGGGCAAAGATTACGAAGGCTCAAACTCCGCAGACCCATTTAGCGACTTGAGACTATCAATAGCGCTGAGACTAAACATACTTGCAAAAGCTCAAAGAATAAGAAATCAAAGAATACTTGCAAGAATAAACAAAGTACGTTCTGAAAAAGATGCAGAAAAATTCCTGCCCAACGACAAGATGCCACATCCTTTAATGCCGTGGGGTGCAGAATTTAAGAGCGACTCATGGAATCCAGATGGTCCTGTTGGCAAAATGGCAAGACCATCAAGACCAATAGTCGACAAGTCACTAGCTCAAGACCTTGGACTTCTTGACTATCAATCTGGATACTCGATTGATGAACTTAATTCTTCTAGTCCAATTCCTACATCTCAAAAATATAGACTTAGTGGGAATAAAGTTTCCGATGATAGATACAACGGACTCTGGATTCCGTATATGGAGAATAGTATTTCCAGAGTTTCAAAGCCCGAATTTAATGAAGGAAAAGAACAGCCAACCGTTTATGTGCTTGGTGGTTCTTCGGGAACTGGAAAAACTATCGCCAGAACTTCTGGATTTTCGGGGATACCCTCATACAACGATGCTGTAGTTATTGACCCAGACGATGCAAAAATGGTTATGCCGGAAGCACGCTACTGGTACGAAAGACAACTTCCCGACGCTGCCAACTTAACTCACGCAGAATCTCGTGCTCTGGCGGCTTCATTAATGAGAAGAGCCAGTTCCGAAGGAATTGATATGACCTACGATACAAGTGGTCAGTTCAACGACGGCAACAAAGACCTGATTAACTGGAGGAAGGCGGGGTACAAAATTGTTGCCCACTACTTCTTTTCACCAGATGATGTAATTCTAAAAAGAAACGCAGAAAGATTTGAAAGAACTGGAAGAATGGTCCCTGATTGGATTCCTCCAGTGATAAACAGAAATCTTTACTTTCAATTACCAAACCTTGACGCTTTCTTTGATGAGCTGTTTGTCTATGACACAACAAATGACCCGATGAACCCAATAATGGTTGCTCGAAGGGCAATTAACGAGCAGTTGGAAGTAATGGACCCCAAACTCTTTGATTTTGCCAATTTTGACAAAGGAAGGTAGTATCTAATCATGGCAAAAATGAACAGTTTTGGCAACCCAATGGCCCGTGAAGGGATAAACCCAATTGAGGCCTTGCTTTTGGCCGCCATGAACGGATATTCCCTTGAGGAAGCCGGACTTCTGGATAATAAGGAAAATCAGGAAATGCTAAAAATAGTCAATTTGAGCGTTGCTGAAGCTAGAAAAATTGGCGCAATAATTGACATACCCTCTTAGTAACATACATTCCCTACATAACTTTTTGGCGTGTTAAATTTGTAACTAAGGCATACGACGCTGGGTGCTTACCTGAGCAGTGTTGACACAAACAATTTCATAACCAAAATCTCAATAGGGAGAAAAAAAATGTCAGACGATTCACGCGTAAGAGAGCTTCAAGGAGCTCTAAGAGAAAAAATGGCCGACAACAAGACAATTGCCGACTCGTTCAGAGTTGACAACGGTACAGTTGTTGTGTCCGCAGAGCAGAAGTCAGCCTTTGATAAGAACATGGGCGACATCCGCGAAATCAAGAGCCTCATCGAGGGCCTTGAGTCAATGAAGGGTGTCCAGGAATGGGGCTCGCAACAATCATCGGACTCTGTAGCAGCAGCAGCAGCAGCTGGCGCATTCAGCGCACAGACAGAGCGTCATATGAGCATTGGAGACGCATTCGTTAACTCGGCTGAGTTCAAGTCGCTTCAAGGTGGAAAGAATGGCGCAAACATGCCATCAGCTTTCCAGATGAACACTTCGCTCACCGGCTACAACGTTAAGGACGTTTACTCAGCATTGCCATCAGGCACTCCTGGCTCGTTCGGAACAATTCAAAGAGACCCAATTGTTACGCCTCCAATGCGTACCAAGCGTGTTCGTGACTTGTTCCCAGCCCGCACAACTTCAGCAGCTGTCATTGAATACTTCCAGCACCTTGGCTTCACGTCAACTGGTGGCGGTACAAACAGTGCGTCATCTGTTGCAGAGCGTTCAGGTGCAAACTTTGGTGCAAAGCCACAATCAAGCTTCGTATTTGTTGGCCAACAGGCTCCAGTACGCACGCTTGCTCACTGGGAAGCAGCACACAGAAACGTTCTCGCCGATGAGCCACAACTGCGCTCAATCATCGACAACGAGCTGATGTACGGCCTTCGTTTGCAGGAAGATGACCAGATTCTGAACGGCGACGGCACAGGCGAAAACCTGACCGGCGTTCTTGAGACATCGGGCATCCAAACCTACGACTGGTCAGACGGCGAAAATCTGCCAGTTGTAGACACGATGGCAGATGCGATTCGTCGCGCTGCAACCTTGTCCTTCTTGGCATACTACGAGCCAACCGGCGTTGTTCTTAACCCACTTGACTGGGAAAAGATTGAATTGACCAAGGACAGCAACGGCCAATATTTGGTCGCTGTGTCAGTGGCAATGGGTGGCGAGCCACGCGTGTGGAGACTCCCAGTTGTTGAGAGCCCTGCAATTGCAGAAGGCACAGCACTTGTTGGAGCATTCGGCACCGGCGCACAGTTGTATGACCGTGAGCAGGCATCGATTCGCATCAGCGAGCAGCATTCGGACTTCTTCGTAAGAAACGCAGTTGTCATCTTGGCTGAACAACGTTTGGCACTTGCTGTCAAGCGTCCAGAGTCGTTCGTGAAGGTAACCTTCGACGCCGCTCCAGAAGCCTAATAGCTATTAAGCGGAAACCCGCTCATTCCTTCGGGAGTGAGCGGGTTTTTTGCTATATATGAGAAGATTAAGCATGAAAGAAAATGAAGCATTTTCATACATAGGCAAAATGCCCCTTTTTGAAAACTTACTCAAAAGCGTTCTGCCTATAACGCAAGAGGACTGGTTGGCTTATAAAAAACGCAAAACAGCTGGTGGTGCAGCTGCAGAAAATACCGACACAATACCTTTGGTCTACGATTTGAAGCATAGGCTCAACTCAAGTGTTTTGCACGAAAACCACGAACGGTTTAGTGTGTACATAGACGATGTTTTGCTCTATGCAAAACAACATATTGGTGATGTCACAGTACAGCAAGCAATGCTGACCAGGCTTAGGGCCGGCACGGTTATCCCCAGACACAGGGATAGGGGTCCATTGACAGCAAAAACCCACAGAATACATGTCCCCGTAATAACAAACACAGAATGCATTTTTAAAGTTGGGGACGAGTCAATGAATCTTGACGCAGGAGAAATTTGGGTGATAGATAATGTCAACAGATACCACAGTGTCAAAAACCTTGGAAACACCGACCGAATACACCTAATCATAGACGCTATCTAGTATGAGATAATTACTGCATGCAAAATCCAATTCTACAACTTATACAAAACCTAGTAAGTGGAGATAACTCTATTCTTGTAGAGGTTGAAAAAATGGAGCAAAAACCAAAACTTGCCGCAGAAGAAGCAGAGTTGGCTGATTCATTACTGAAAATTGCCCAGAAGTATGGGAAGTTTAATGAAGACGAAACTGGTATATGGGCCGGATATATCGATGCACGAGAAAACGAAGTTGCAAAAATAGGAGTCAAATGCTCCAACTGTGCTCTCTACGAGGGCAATGGCTCTTGCAAGATTATTAAGCAAAGCGTTGAACCGAATGGTAGATGCAGGTTTGCCGTAATACCAGACGGAGTCGTAAGTGGCATCGTGGATGGAATGATAAAGAAGGTTAAAAAATAATGGAAAGATTTTGGTATGGAGCTACAGTTTTAAAAGTTATTGATGGTGACACTATCGAGATTATGGTTGACCTTGGTTTTAACATTCACCACAAAATGAGAGTTCGACTTTATGGAATTAATACACCAGAGTCAAGAACTAAAGACCTAGCAGAAAAAGAAATGGGCCTGAAGGCCAAATCATTCACACAAGACTGGCTGACAAACCATAAGTGGGTTTTTGTTAACACAATCCCAGACAAGAATGACAAGTATGGTCGTATTCTTGCAAGAATATACAGCTCAGACAAAATAGAAGACCCATCTACTGCTTGTCTAAACAAAGACATAATCCAGTCCGGCTATGCTCGTGAGTACTTTGGCGTAGGCGATAAAACATGGACCGAATTCAAGTCCAAGTAAGGTAGTATTTCCTGATGGACAACAGTAGAGACACGCAAGACTCAATCGCAGATTTGAATCAAAAGATAGAGGTATTAAGGTCAGAGGTTGAGCATATGCGCCTGGCAATGAGTCAGCATAATCTTCCCAAGCCGTACAGCGTGACGATTACGCCAAACTCAACAGACAGTCTCTCGGAGCTAGTAAAGCCTGTTGCAAAACGTATCTCGGATATTGGCCTGCCTTCTATCTCAAAGATATTTGGCGGCACATTAGCTTCGGAAATTGAAACTAAAGATTTAAAAAAATAAATGTAAACATTTTGACATTAAATATCCCTATCTGCTATTTTTCTTTTTTCTACTGGCTCAAGTCTTCCGTGATGCTTTGCTTCTCCATCTTTCCTTACCCATGTCATACCGTAAGTGGAATCAAGATTCTCAGTCCCCTCTCTACGGAGAAGCCTTTCGGCCATTGACTGGAATGTTGGGTCGTCGCTTAGGTTTAGGTATGCGTTGTGAGACCAAGGGAGGTCATAGAAGGCAGGTGCATTAACCAGAAGTGCCCCCGCAGTGGTCCAGTGTTCTTCGATTCTCGGATTCTCGTTAACAACGGCTCCGGATAGGCAGTATGCAGGGACATTCATACCCACTAACGGTCTATTTACTTCAAGCATTTTTTCTATAGTCGAAGAATCAATTGACATGTCTGAATCTATGTATAACACTGCAGAATAATTCGCGACTCCATAGTTTAGTTCAGTGCAATCTTCACCCCAGTGGTGTCCACTGGTTATTCTGTGTCTTTGGGCGAACTCTCTTATTAGATTTCTGCCAGTTTCTATTCGAATCCACCTATTGCCGGATTCGACTTTTTTCTGCATGTCATTTATTGAATACGTCCAGTAGTCGCCATTAATTTCCTTCAGTGCTTCAATCACTTCGGTAAATGGCTCTATGCCTCTGCCGTCTAGCTCAAAGGCCGCAAACCATTTTACATTTGGAAACTTTCTGCAAATCTCAACCCTGTCGGCGAGCCAGTCCATATGTTCTTTTGCGTCACACTTCCAGGCAACTAGTGGAGTTCCTATAACAAAATGCTTATCATAATCAATTGGTTTTAGTACGGGTGATTCGGATAGTTTGTATTTGGGTTTGTTCAACTCTGCAACAAAATCTGAACAAACGCCTGAGTACTGAATCTTCCAATCATTGTCCATCTCCCACCAGGATAATTCTGGAAGCACCTTGATGCACTTCTCTGAACTCCTCTTCTTTCCAGGAAATGCCCAAATGTAGCCTCTGCTAGTAATCGTGTAGTCGTCCGTATTGTGGAAAAAACAATGCAAATTATGCCTCATAGCAAAAGCTAATGATTCTGAATTTTTACAATGAATCCATATTTGGTCAGTTCTGTCAATTAGCCATTCATGCGGAACTAGATATTGTGGACCATCATGACCTAGAAAGGAACCTGATTCATTAACCCACAAATCAACCTCGACATCAAATCCGTGTGCAATTGCTTCCTCTATATATGTTGGGTGATTTTCGAGTTCTGGCTTTGGACCGTTCAGGTTTCCTCTATGTGATATGTAAATCATAAATCCCTCGAGAAGTGAATGTCTGCTTCTTTACCGACATTATCAGGAATGACATTACACGAGAATTTGTTTGACTGAAGCCAAGAAACAATATCTTCAACCCTATTTTCATCGGTTTTATAAAGGTCAACCGTATAGGCACCTTCACATTTTCCTTTTAAAACAATATCTATCTTGTCCCCAAGACTCTTGAGAACCTTAAAATCATTTCCCTGCGCATCCACCCATAGGTAATCAATTTTCTCAATTCCATTTTCCAGTATGAAAGTATCAAGTCTTATGGTTTGTACTTCGACAGTATGCGTTACCTGAAAATCTGGTCTACCTTCCCACTTTTCGTGAATGTCATCAGCGAATTCATAAAGGGATGAACATCCCCAATCTCCGCCTCCAGCAATATTGAATACTTTTGTTGTCTCCTCCATGTCGACAGCCTTGCCAATGAGGTGGAAATTGTTGTTGTCTTTGAACCTATTTAGTAAGTGCTCTATTAGCTCCGGGGTTGGTTCAAATGCCCAGACTTCATTGTTTTTATTGTTAACAAAATTTGCTGTGTCATTTCCGTAGTTGGCACCAACTTCAACAATTACCGATTTCATTTGTTGTTCTCCAGGTAGTAATTCAGGTCTTCCGGCGTTCCAATTCCCCACATTTTAGGGACTTCTTTAATTCGAATCTTTTTGCCATCCTGAATGGCTTCATTAAATACTGGGCAGACATAAAACTCATTATTGGTTCTAATGTCTTTTTTAATCATTTGATTTGCATATTTAACATAATCAGAGCCATGCTTCCAGTAATAAATTCCAACAGTTGCATTATCTGAAATTGGGTTCTTTTCTGCAACCTCATCTACAAGACCATCGTCACCAAGTTTTGCGTAAGACCACTTTGGGTGAGTTGCCTTAAATGTAAGTATTCCACCGTCGATACCCTCAGCCCCAAATGCGTAAAGACACTCGTTGCTATTCCAGTCGACTATCTGGTCAGAGTTCGCCATTAATAATGGTTCTTCATTGTCTATCAATCCAGATGCCAATAATGTCGTGCAAGCAGCGCCATCCGTCATTCCATCAACCAGGACAATGTCGCACCCTGGTTTGATGAGTCCCAGAACCTGTTTCAAGTTGTATTTTTCGTAGTGCTCTTTTTGTACAAGGAAAATAAAGTGCGCATCTATGTTTAGGTTCTCGACAACTACCTGAATCATTGGTTTGGCATTAACATCAATCAAGGGCTTCGGGAACGTGTACCCAGCTTGCGCAAATCGGGAGCCGGCTCCTGCCATCGGTATTAAAACATTCATTTTTTCATTCCTCCACGCAACAGGCTTTTTGCCTCTATTTTCTATTTCATCAACAAAACGGATTAAACGTTCCTTGTTAAGGTCGGCAGCATTCTTTATTGCATGAAGGTTTGCGCCAGAACTAAGCGCACCCTCCCTGCCGATATGGGAATCCTCAATAATTATAGTATTAGCAGGAACTGCATCAAGGGAGACCATGCATTTCCAGTACATCTCTGGGTGTGGTTTGTGGTTTCTTACGTCCTCGTTGCTCATTATGTAGCTGACGTATTTGAGGACACCAATTGCATCTAGGGCGGTTATGACCGTATCTCGTATGGCGTTCGAGGCAACAGCAATGCGCCAGCCCTTTTCTTTGAGGGTCTGCATTATGTCAATTGCTACGTAATTCTTGGGGAAATCTGAGAGTATTTCTAGAGTTGCTTTTTGCTTGTCTTCCCAGATTTGCTGATGTTTCGATTCTGGGAGACCTTTTTCTTCAGTCAACATCTTCAACTTTGTTGTTGTCCCAAGACCGTCATATTTGGATAGGTGTTCCTCTTGCGAAATTATGTATTTAACATCAACCCTACTTAAGGCAATATTCAGTGAATCGTAATGAACGTCGCGTGATTCAATCAAAACACCATCAAGGTCAAAGATGACGAGAAAGTTATTTTTCATTTGGATTAGGTCCTGCATGCCTGTGCCACTTATTGTGACGAACAATGCTTTTTCCATTGCACTTCATTACATACTTATCACGAACACGCATTGACCATTCAACATCTTCTGCTTCGTTCCATCCACGTGATTCGTCAAGGGGTTCTTCAAGCATCACATGTTTCTTAAGAATAAAGAAACCACCAGATATATACATGTATTGAGTTTGCGTCCAGTCGTTGTAGTCAAGTGACCATGCTTGACCGTGTCCTGGTTTGTCCCATAACGACCAGTCCATTGGGTTTCTAGCGCCATTAATTAAGTACTGAGGACATGAGCAGATATCCCAGTCTGTACCAAATGATTTAAATTCTTCGTACCATTTTTCATCAAATAAGTGATAGTCATGCATTAATGCAATGTTCTCGTATCTTGCATGTTGTACAAGAATATTTTTTTTCCTTGTAATCCACTTTGGCTTGACTGACTCATTAAAGTCAATTTTCACAATGTCCTGTCCGTCTATTCCCGATGAGTCCCCACCTCCAACAATGAGTATCTCAAAGTTTGGAACACGCAAATTGCGAATATTGGCTACCATTTCGGCAAGTCTCTGCTTATCCTCGTAAACGGTAATTATTCCAAAAGTAAAAGATATATCAGTCATGATATTCCTGGATACCGTACAAAATGTGCCTGAATGTTGAGTCCCATTCGGAACCTCTAGCTTTAACTGTAAAGTTTTTTAGGTTTTCTAGATTTACCTCAATGTCATCTTTTCTCTTTTGTGGGTCAAGAAGCTCATCAAAATGATATTCCCAATCATCCCAATTATAGGCAATTCTACCTATTCCCGATTTTGCAAGCTCCAGATACTCTGGTGAGGGTGATGCTATAAAAGGAATACCAGCAGCTGCGTACTCTAGGCCTTTTATGTAAGATTTGGCGTCATTGAATCTAACATTACTCAAAGGTACTATGCCTATATCCATATGCTCAAACAGCTTTGGGTAATCACTTATGGGAAGCATATGGGAAACCGTTGAGCGAGCAATGTCCACCCCAACCATCTCGTGTGCCAATGGGGCATCTGAAGTATGTCCAGAATGATGAAAATTTAACTTATTTTTTTTCATATATTCGCCAAACTTTGGACCAAGAACTTCCAAATCGTTTGACCTCCATGGAGTGGCCCCAACCCAGCCAATTGTTGGTTTATGGGTATCTTTAACTTTTCTTCTTTTCCATCTGTCCAAATCTATGCCATTCCTAACAAGGAAAACATTTTTATGAAACTGTTTGTAGTAATCTAAAAGAAATGGAGTAGAAACAATCAGCGCATCAGCTTGATTGATGATGCTTGCATAATGCTCTCTGTTCACTTCTGGGTTTTTCTTTGGGTCTGTTGTTTCAAATGCCCTATTTGTTGGCTCTAACCCATCAAACCAGTCGTCTATATCAACTATTATTTTTTGACCAAGTCCTTTTGCTATGGGCATAAATTCAGAAAAAGTTTTATGCATAATTAACTTAATTACTATCAAATCCCATCCGTGAATAGCTTTATCGTTCTCGATTAACATGCCAACACCTTTTGTTGGGTGCAATCCAGGTAGTCCCATACCGCAAATCCATCCATACCTAGTTTGAATTTCATCCATTGGCAACTTGCACCTATAGTATGAACAACCGTTTGGTTGAATTGGCTGCAATCCGAAAGACCAGTCTGTGGTCAAAAATGCAATCGTGGGTTTCCTTATTTCTTCGCTCATTCTTAAAATACTAGTATATTTTTATTGCTCGATGAATCCGCCGGCCAAAAATAAGGCATGTCTGGACCTACTTCGCCGAATATTGGAGCATAGTATTCTGGCATTTTCCGGAGAAGGTTTGATTTATGACTGTCGTGAAGACGCTCATCTCCAATCCATGGAGGGAGAATCTCCATGCTTGGTTTAACTAACAATGAAATTTTTTCTAGGCATGTATCTTTGTAGCCCATTGCCAGCCATGCTTTGCATACCTCAACCCCGTAAGCGGACAATGCCGGCTCAAACCCAACCCACATCTTTACAGCTGGGTGACTTTTCCACCCATAATCTGGGTCCAATAAGCTCTTCAAAATCTGAAGAGTCTCGACGCGTTGTTTACCTAACCTCCTGTAGTCCAATACTGATGCCGACTCACGAAAGCTTGAATATGGTAAAAATGTTTGCATGAATCCATAGTACCCTTTACCCATGAATACGGCAATGGATTTTTATGGAAATAAATAAAAAAAGCGCTCCGCAAAATACAGTAATTGACATAATTAGAAAAGGTCAATGGGGTGATGTTGTCTACCTTCATAAGCTCTCGTGCGGGCACATGGAACCACGCAAGCGGCCAGCCAAGACCGAGAAAATAGCGTGCTCAATGTGCGTTATGGCATCAACATTTACAAAAATGTCTGCAGAGTTTGTCAGGACCGGCGTTGGGTACGAGGGCTACGAAGACATAGAAATAAAAGAAAATCAATCCGAAATTGCATTATCTTCTCTTCAGGATGAAGTTTCGAGAATGACTGTATACATCGCCAAGAAACTAAAAGTATCCGCAGACGACATCACTATTTACATCGAGGAGTCTGATGATGGGTCGAATATAAGTGGTGGCTCAATCTTCCTAGATAGAGACTCTTTATTTAAAATTTTAGAAGAAAATTAATCTTCGTCGTTCACAGGAGAGCTTTTTCTGTTTTTCTTTCCAACCGGACCACGCAGGTCATGAGTTCTCTGCGGATGTCCTGTTGGGAGCCGGTTTCGTTTTTTTCCAGCCTTAGTACCGGCAACAGTTTCTGTTTCTTTTGTTACTGGATTGATTCTGGTTCTGCCTGATGATTTTGAGTTGTTATTTGCCACAAGTGAATAATAACCCAATGCAGGTAGCGCTGGTTACTACTTTCCCTTTTTGCACCTATGCGCATATTCTGCGCCCCACTGGCAAGGGTCCCATGGGCCCCACCCGGATACCCTCCAGAGCAACAGGCCGGCCCTAAGGTTTGTTTCTGCGTCAAGAAGTGGTTTCTGGTTACAAATGCTCATCTCGTTGCACAGTAGCGCCCACTGATTCCTGCTTTTGTCATAATTCACTCCATTAATCTGGAGCAAACCACTGTCAGAGGGATGCGACATTGTTGCCATCTTGATGATATTGCAGTCACTATCAACAACTGAGCCGCCTATGCGATTAGGACAGCCGCCTGATTCACGTAAAACGATTTTTTTAAGCCTAGGAATCTGCTTTGCCGGCCAGCCCACGCTTAACGCCATTTTCTCAAGCCAGGAAACATCTCCGTGGCTGAACTTTATTGTTTCAAGACTGTTGATTTCGTTAATTTTGTCATGCTGAATCAGCCTTGCAGATTCACTGCTAATAACCGCTACTGGAGCTTTTGCCTCCATTGCGCCTACTGCAGAAAGACCCACCTGGGCAACCATTATAAAAAAAATAGCGTAAATACCAGTTTTGATGTTCAATTAAGACTCCTTGTTTAGGTGTATGGGATAGCGAGCAGGTTCGACCCTTGGGGACCTAGCTCAGTTTAAAAAAAACCTTTCGTGTATCCATACATCAATTATAGCCCTTTTGTCTTATGTTGCACAATTTTGTTGTAGTTTTGAGAAAATTAAAACCTTACAGGCAAAGGGTTTGAATTTGATTGCGTAAAAATGTATATCAATTCACAGATTTTGCTATGAATTCTAAAAAAATCAACCATTGCTAGCAGCAAGAAACTGATTGGTTTTTTCTACTTGCCTATGCTTTGCATATAAAGGACTTCTCGCAGCATATTCAAGATTGAGCGTCTTGTACGACCCGCCAACCGACTGCATTAATACGCCAGCACAACCTGTTTCTTCACATGTCTCCCTAGAAAGTTCCTCATATTTTTCAAGAATTGCCCACATGGTGTCCCTCTGTTCTGGGGTCGTGTAATTACTCGGTGCCATGTGGTAGCGAAGCCCACCGAACTTCTGCTTGATTTGAAGGATGGTGTATTTTGCGTCAACCGCAGTTAGTTCTTTATCGCAATCAATGATGAGTTGATACCAGCCCTCATCAACCTCTATGGCAGAACGATAGGGAGGTTTTATCTTTTCGACAAGCTGCTGGACCTTGGTAAAGGTGTTGTCCATATTAACGTTTTACCCTATCCTGAATAACTTTTACTCCACGCTTTGACCTCTCTCGCTGCCTCTGCCTGTGCGAAAGGCCGCCCCATATGCCTTGTACATTCATGAATGTAAGTGAGAAATCTAGGCACTCATTTTTTGAAGAACATGATTCGCAAATCTGCACAGCTTTTTTGTTGTTTGACTTTTCTTCTCCGTTTGCGCTCTTCTCCGGAAACCACCAGTCGGTAGGCATGCCCCGGCATGCACCACTGAACCGTGGAACCTCGGTGTTTGCGCTCAGCAAATCAATATCGTGTACTGTTGTCATTTTGCAACCCTTTCGCTAGACCCAAGACGAATTATTTTTTCAATCTTATTCCTTATTTTTGACATTTGGTCCCATAGCTCATAGAAATTCTCCACATCATGTTGCGTTACAACAATCAAGTTGTTTTCGAGTTTTGGGGAAGTTTTGTAAACTTCGTCTGCCAAAACAGCGTGCTGTGCGCGCATTTTGATTATTTCATCCTTGGTTTTATCATCAACTTCTATATCTTTGATGTTTTTTATGACTGTCCAAAAATTCATTCTGGTTTTGGATGGCCTGTTGCGCATAGGCCCAACTATTTCACATTTTTTAAAAAATGTCAAATGTTTAAGACACGAATTTTGTTTTAAATTTAGCTCTAAATTTCAGTTGGGGTTGGCGTGGTGATTGAGTACTTTTGGTGACGTAGGGACTCTGCTGCATATTCTGGGTTCAGCGTCTTGCGCCATCCACCAATTGACTTCATAAGAACACCAGGGCCACCAGTGGCGCTACACGTCTTGAATGAAATACCTTCATATTTGGAGATTATATTGTTGATTTTCTCCAGAGTATCTTTGTCGTCCATATTCGATGGTTTTATGTAGTAGCGAAGGCCGCCAAACTTTTCTTTAACTTGGTATATCTGATAGTTTGGGTCCACTTCGGTCAGTTCTTTGTCGCAATCTATGACCAGACGATACCAACCTTCGTCAACATCTATTGATTTCCAGTATTCGGGAACTATTTTTTTCTTAAGTTCCTCTATCTGCAGTTGTATCTCATTCATTTGGATACTTTCCGATTAATTTGTCCAATTCATCATTGCTCAGAAACTTCTCAACCACCTCAACGGCAGCAATATTTTTGTGCATTATGCACCGCTCTGATTCTCCGAACATATCCAAAACCGTCTTGATTGTTACGTTGAGGTTTTTCATATTTTCATCCTAATCACATAATGACGCAATTTAGTGGGCCCGGTGGGGATTGAACCCACGACCAAGGGATTATGAGTCCCCTGCTCTGACCACTGAGCTACAGGCCCGGCATTCAGTTGAGTTTTGCTATTTCCTCTTCAAGAATTGCAATTTCTTTAGCGTCATTGGCTATCTCTTTTTCGAGCGCAGCAATTTCTTTTGTAAGAGCATCAATTTTGTTGCTTAATTCTTTTTCACTGATTGGCTTACTAGTCTTGTTCTTGGGGTTCATTCTTACCCTTTGATTAGTTCCACGGATTGTTCCATTCATCAGTATCTAATTCTACTGCGTCCGTGTCGGCATCATTGGTCTTGTCATCTTCTACCTCTTGCCAGTAAGAGACAACATCCTGCTCACTTATGGATGTGCGTTCAACCTGAATGATTTTTTTGAATAACTTTTTCATTTGTTCCCTTTTTATGCGACAGGAATTAATATTGCTTTCAAAGAACCTACTTTACTGGACACGCCCCTGTTGCGCAATCATCAAGAGATAGCTCATCCCCAAAAGCTGCTTGTTGCAATGGGGCGGAGAAATCAATTTTTGAAATCAGCTTCTCATAAACTTCCTTTGCAACCTCCTCGTATGGTGGAAGTGGGAAATTATGGTCGGCGTGAAGCAGGAAGGATACCGACTTGACACCTTTGTCATAGTTCTTTGACAGCCATTCCTTAATGAGTTCAAGTTCTTCCTTGCGGTAATAGACAGTCACAGACACGGCATTGTCGGCCCAGACTGTTTGCATCTTTTTGACCCATTCGAGCTGCTCTACCGCAGTCATCGCAGATGCAAGGATTGCGTTCTCGGGAGATTTGCACGGAAACTCAACCACATATCGTGTGTGGTCTTCTCGTCCATCAATCCCAATATCCCAGACAACCTTGTAACCACGCTTGCGACATGCTTCAACTAGCGGGTCGGACGAACCAAAACGAACTCGTCGGATGTAGTGACTTGCAAATGCTGGGTGAATACCAGGAGTAACGCCAGGAAGCAACGACAGCGTCCCCGATGGTTGTACGGTCGTCAGACGGACAGACTCAGGGAAATCATGCTGAAATGAATAGACTGCGTCCACGGACCGCAGGTAGTTGTACCCACCAGACAGCCAGCCAATCTGCTCTTCGGAACACTGAAGGACTCCAGTAATACTCTGTCCGAGTCGTGCGTTTTTTGTAACCATGGCTACGGTTTTTTCGTATGGATAGTTCATCCGAGTGATGTGCTTCTGGGTCATATAGAGAAGCTTTGATACGGAATGAAGCTGTTCTTCGGATTCGATGTTTGGGAGAAAAATTGTTGAGAGGTTGCATGACTCCCCATCGGCTAATGCGATTTCGGCACATGGATTGAAACCCTCAATTGTTGGGTCGGGGCGCTTTTCACCCAACCGGCCATACTGGCGCGCGAGCTTGCGGTTAACGAGACCGTATGGTTCTCCGGTTCCGTCGTAACCCTTCCACAGCTCTGGCATGATTTCATCATAAGCATCGGCATAGATGCTGTTATTTGAATTTGCGCGCCATGCTGGGACACTTCCGGACGCCCAGTTTTTTGCACGAATGAAAAGCACATCATCTGGGTCACCAATAGCAATCTGTGCGGAGCGACGTGACGAACCCGAAACAACAACTCGGCCAATGATATTGCAAATGTCAAGCACATCAATTGAGCGAAGCTTCTTGCCTTCACGATTCTGCATTACCTTGCTGATGTCGGTAATTCCATCAATGAGTGCCCCAGGCCCTGATGCCGTGCCGCCGAATGTCTTGAGTGGTGCGCCAAACTCACGAATCAAAATTGTCGAATACGAAAATGATTTACCAGTGTCAAAATATGACTTCAAAACTGCGTGCAGAAGGCGTTTCCAGCCCTGACGAGAGTCTGGAACAATGATGTCTGCATCATTTGAGCGTTCGTGCGTAATGGATACGCCGGCTTTAACCTTTGGCAAGTCGTGAATCTTGGAGCGTTCTACCGAAAATCCGACTCCACCGCCGAGCATCAAATACTCAAAAAGAAGTTCAAAGTCTTCGATTTTTTCAATGTTGGTGAAGTAGCAATTATTCAGGGATGAACCACTGAACTTCTTAACCAGCGGGGTGCCAAGCTGCCAAAGGGCACGGCCCGAAAAAGAACAACGAAGATTGAACATGTGGTCAAACAGTTCTTCTGCTTCTTCTTTTGTGTATGGAACACCAATTTCAATTGCCCCATCAATAACTCGGGTGATTGTTTCTGGCCAAGTTTCGTTTCGCCCGAGTTCTTCAATCCTGCGGCTGTAGGTTCGTAGGTAAACGACCTCGCCGAGCCCACCAAAACCCCATGGTGGTGTCTTGGTTTTATAAGACGATAGAAATTCTTCGGAAAAAATTGACATTAGGTGCCCCTCTGTTGTTAGGGGAACGATAGTACACCTATAAGCGGCAAATCAAACGTTAATTTATAAAACGATTCCAAGTTCTTTGGCACGTTCAACCGTGACATACGAACCCTTTTTTGCGAGAATTACTCGTGCAGTTGTGAATGGGGTGATTCTTCTATTTTCGTAAATTGTTTCTTCGACTAGTATTTTTTGAATATCCCTTAAAGACTCAATGACTTCTGTCGCAAATGCGATTTGAACTTTTTCGTGAGTTTCGGGAGAACAATCACCGGTTGGGTGACCGCAAACAATACAGGCAGACCTATCTGCTCTTATGATTTGTATTCCGTCAGCGGTCTGGTCGGTATTTGAAAAAATACTAAAGCTTGATGAATAAAAGGAGTCGCTCACATATAGATACTACCATCGTTATTCGGGAGAGCTAAAAATCACTAGGCGGAAAACGGCGGCCACACCCAAATCAATGTCAGATAGATTAATCCGGGGTTTCCGGACCACCCCAAAATTCGGGGCCTACCCAAAAATCGGAACTAGCCATACGGCGTACCCATATAGAGAAAAAGGAATGTCCTCCGCAAAAATTTTTTCTAGGACCTCTATTTCAGATAAATCTATTTGAAATAGGTTGATGCCTGCTATATATTAGGGCTATGACAAATCAGTACTGGCTAGCTACCTACCCGGACCTAATCGAGGGAATCGAGCAGGATGGAATAACAGAGTTCAACGAAGATAACGGCAAGTACTTCTTGACGATGTTCGGAAACGAATATGACGCAGCTGTGATGGTCGCTGTTTTTGATGGCAAACGATTGGTCGGATTTGAGGAAGCGGACATCAACGGACGCAAATACCAAGTACCGGCATATGTGACGTTCACAGAAGCCATATGTATTGAAGTAAATGTCAACAAGATTGTTGAAGAAGGTATCGCAACTATCACTGAAACAGAAATGTTCGATGTACCTGCATACGTGATTACAACAGACTCCCCCCTAATAAAAGCAGAGAACATCATCAACAAGTCAATCGTCTCAATTAAAGATAAGCGCATTCCTGGTCTAACTGAAAAGTTCATCAAATGAACCGCGCAAAATTCATTGATGTAGTCCTATTGGCCGCAGCCATTTTAGGAATTATTATTGCCGGCATGAAGCTAACCCGGACACCAAAGCTGCTTTCATCATCAGATAAATCTATGTGGGAATAGCGGCTCCAAATACTGTCGTATTGCTCCCCACGCCCTGTGGCGTTTCTCAAAAAGTTCGAGCGATAGTTGCTATTTAGAGATAAATAAAAGCACCTTGCTACCTGTCACCTTGCTTGCCTTGTCACCTTGTCACCTTGTCACTTGCTAACCCCTTGCCTTGTGTCTCACCTTGTTGCTTGTCTCTCTAATCGCTTGTCACCTTGTCGCTTGACTTGTCTCTATATATAGGTATCTAGTGCCATAAATACCCCTTGTGATATATCAAAAGAATTTCTATAAATAACTTGACAATATCCCAACTATGCCCTATAGTTTTATTTGTGAGGCACACGCCCCACCTAAACAAAGGAATTATATGAGAGACATCAGCACAGTATCCACAAAAGAAATCCAAAAAGACCTAGATTTTATTTCTGAACAATGGGGCGTATTCTCAACTGAAGCCGATATGCGTCAAGCACTTGTTTCCACCATCACAAAAAGATTGGTTTGGGGCGCAAGCAAGTAATTCAGTAGCCAACTAAGAGCCACCTAGCACCCCTCGCTAGGTGGCTCTTTTTTATTTGCCCCTACGCCTTGCGCCTTGTGCCTTGCCTTGTGCCTTGCCTAGTGCCTCGCCCTATGCCTTGCCTTGTGTCTCGCCCTATGCCTTGTGCCTTGTTTCGTGCTACGGGCTACCTATCTACGCTTGACAGACAATGCTTGACTTTATCCCACCTATGCCCTAAGGTGTAATCATAAGCAACCAACAAGGAGATACACAATGAGAAGGAAACTAGCAATAGCAATAGCGATAGTGATAGGAGTGAGTTTATATTCGTTCTCTAGAGAGAGTGGATACACTTGCTCTAGTAGCCCTGTATTGGTATCACAAGGTGACACGATTACAAGTATCGTACACGCTCATTGTGAAGGCAATACACGCCGAGCCATAGACGATACCTATGAGATATATGGCAGTCTCATTATCCCAAGTCAGCAGATATACCTACCAAGTAGCAAGTAGTGGTAGGTGGAGAGAGTGTCATAGGTGGCACTCTCTCCAAACTGCTTACGGGTGAGAGATTCGATACTACTGAGTGTTGTGGCAGTAGTGAAATCTTGACGGCAGGCGTACCACCCAGAACGCCTGCCGTCGCTTAGTTGTCACTGTGAAGCGCCACACGAAGCATCAGCAAGGAGAAAGGAAATGAAAACCTTGCCGATAAGGTCAGATTAGCAAAGAGCTGCAGTTTGTCGTGGAAGTACTAGACGAAGAACCTAGTAGAGAAGCCATTGGCAAGTAGTCCGAATACGAGAGCGCTGTAGTAGTCATCTGAGGCAAGCCACATGACCTCATCATCCGGTTGGCTGTATGGAAGTTTCAACGCCGTATGAAAGAGCAGTGGATACATACTCTCTTCGTTGCGAACGAGCATTCGACCAGGTACGAAGACCTCCTCATGCCAGATGACCTTTCTTGGAACATCGTAGGAGTATCCCTTACTGACGAATGAGACTTCGTCATTTGCCACATGGGTGACTGTTAGACACTCGTTTACTGCCCTGTTGCCTATAGCGAACTCTTTGGCAAGGTCCTTGTCATAGGTGTCTATTGGATTAGAACTGACATAGCCTTCAGCAACCATTGAGATGGCATCTAGCCCCCAACCCAGTCTAAGTATGGCTACTGCTGACGAGACAGCCATAAAGCGCTCATATGGCGTCTGACGCTGTACTACATCGGTCATCTGTGAAACAACGCTTAGAGAGCCTCCACACCAGCCATAAAGGACCTGATTTATGTCCTCGCCTATGCCTCCTTCGGCTACCATCTCGTTTTTAGCCTCTACAGCGGTGGCCAATACCATGGCCAATTTCATCATCCTGCTGTCGTAGTTGTTATCCACAAACCAATGCTAGAGCTTGAAAGCCGGCACGGGTGGCACTTCCCCTACAGAGTGATATCACTTGACTAGTATTTGCTACATGACACAGAAAAAGAAAACACCAAACAAGAAGGCAGCAACTGCAAAGAAGGCTGCTCCGAAGAAGAAGCCTATTCAAAAGAAGATTGCAGAAATCCCGCAGCCAACACAGCAAGACGTAAAAGAGTTTCAGGTTGTTGTTGAAGAGCTCAAGGATGTTCGAGATGCAATTGTAAAGACTTCGTTCTTTGGCAAACTCACAAAGTGGTTTAGAAGCTAACTTGCGTTAGCCATTTCGTGTGCTCCCAGAAAGGGAGCTACACGCATACCAAAAGACGAGAGACGCCACTTAGTTGTCCCTGCTTTGTCTATTTGCTCAAACAGCCCACGGGATGTTAGTTCGATTAGTAAAGTCGCCAACTCGTTTGTATCATCAAACATGACAGAGTTGTGCATCAGCACATCATCAATAGAGAACGCACTCATGCGTCGTTGTTTAAAAATCAATCCACAGTAAACACACATACGCATCTTCTTGTTCTTGTATATTTCGTCAGCAGCGCTCGTCTCATCAGTCCAACGAGTCATAATCCCATTCACCCTTCTTTAATCCGGTACGATACTTCAGTTCGCTTGCCCTCATGTTGGACGCTTTTGCTTCAAGATGCTTCTTCCGGTATGTCTCGCCAATAGCGACCAGTGCATACTTACCCCAATCAGTGATTTTGTATAAACAGATTGCATCGACTATACGACTTTCAATAAACTCATTCTTTTCCAATGTCTTCATCGTCCTGTCTAGGTCGATAAACCGCTCACGACGATTCAATTGAAAACGACGATAATCGTCACGGGTGAACCATTCGTGCTTCATCCCAGATTTCATTTTTGCATAGCAAAGAACCACATACGCTTTGCTACCGTGCTTCATGACGTTGTTTGGATTTTTGTTTTTGTTCATAGTGCCCTCGGTTGGATTTGAACCAACGTGTCACCAACTACGGTTTCTACACCTTATAAGAGTGGGCCGATACGAGGGCTGAATGAGTAGCCATCCGTACATCGTTCCCACTAATGTCAGATGACTACTCAATCCTTAGTTGCTTATCTTGTTCTTGGAATTCTTCAATGAATTAAGCTCAACGGAGAACAGTTTGACAAATTCATCTGAGTAACGGTGCTGAAGCACTAAGGCTGCTCGACGACGTGCCTCTTGTCGCAAGCGATTCTGCTGTTTCTGGATTTCAACTCGACATTGCTTTTCCTCCAAAGACAATGGCTTTCGGCCACGCTTCACTGTTCCCTGAACGACATTCTCGTATTCACTCATGATTTTCCCTCTTTCGGATGTTTCTTGTCCCATCAATATAAATGCTCACGGGTAATAAATCAACCCCAAAACAATGTTGACAAAATAAAATCTGACCTGTACAGTTCCATCAACCCAATAAAACAGAGCTACATAGAAAAGGAAACATATGGCATCAAGGACTCATGGCAACAAGGTAGTGAAAGAGCTGTTCAGGCAACTGGCAGCACTCGGCTTTGTAATTGAACACAAAGGAAGCACTGGATACAAAATCACACCACCACCGAGTATCCATGGACCCGTGTACTACACGCATGGAACACCACAGGCAGTAAAGCCAATCCTCAATCAGTTCCGCAAAATCTATGGAGTAGCACTTCATGACCCGGCGAAACCACCAAAAAGCAAGGTGAAACAATGAGCAATGCAGACATTCCATCAAAGAAATTCAACTTTTCAAATGATTTGGCTTACGGGCATATGGGTGAGTCTGTAATTAAGGACTTTCTTGAATCTCTTGAGCAAGGCGACTTTGAAGTCAAGACAGACAGGTTTAGGAATGGCAACATGGCAGTTGAGCTATACCAGAACCCACGAAGGCAGCTGGACCAAGACCAGAATCAGGTTTGGGTTCCAAGCGGACTGAATATCACAACAGCGAAATGGTGGGTCTATCAGTTCACTCTGGGCGAATCGTTTATTGTCGTCTCGGTTGAGCGTCTTCGCAGGTTTATCAATATGAACAGCCATGACTTCAATGAAAACACATTTACTCCATTTGCACCCAAAAGCGATAATCCGGCTATGGGCTTCATACTGAAACCACATCACATAATCGAAATGATGATTAGCCCAAAGTACGACGAGTTGCCGGGGGGATGACATGTCAGTGGTTGATACCAAGCAATACGACAATCATGTTTGCGACGAATGCCATCAACCAATCCTGCTGTTTATGCCAGAGAACTACATAGAAGAGGGATACAAGCAAATCATTGGTGGAATGTGCTTTGATGCCGGCGGAGCCTATTCGGAGTTCAATGACACATCTCAGTCGTGGTTGGTGTCCACATGGGTTGACGGGTACATATCCCTGTGTCATGACTGCACTGCTCGTTTGTGGTCAGTGCTACCTAGGGCCATGACCAAGTTTGGAAAGCCGCTACATTTTTCGACTGACCCAGAGAACGCAATGCCTTGTTGTAAATGGGGGTGGACTTGGCGTATGGTTGATGGAGTTAGGAAGCTGTTTTGCGCAGGACAAGATGGTCTTGAATGGGAACAAGTAGAAGATTCAGGAAGCCACGAATGAGCATCATAAGCAATCAAGAATAGGACTATGGGTACTCGCAGTACTAAGATTTCAAAATGCAACAAGGGACGATTGGATACTATGCCTGAGAACATTGCGACGAAGACATTCACAATCGAAGTAAACAGGTTTAATAGCGACATCCTCACATCAATCTATTCAACAGAAGAGCTAATATCCATGTTGTTGCAAAAGGGCGGAATGATGAGTGTCTCGGTGGTTAAGGAAAATGAATAAAGCTGTTTCGATATACAAGAATGTCATTACGGGCTCGATACCTCCTACTCCGATATCACTCGATGTTGATGCTGAGCTTTTTACTGATTGCGACGAGACGCTTCTTAGCATTGCCGACACAATTGGTCAACCTGTTGCGTACCAACAGGAACAAAAAGGTTCTCTTGTCCAGAACATATTCCCAATACAGAAAACCGAGACAATGCAAATATCAAGCAGTTCAAAGGTTGAGCTTGGTTTGCATACAGAGACAGCATTCCATCCATACAAGCCAGACATTGTTGCTCTACTATGTGTTCGTGGAGACCCTACGGGCATAACAACTATCGCTGAAGTAAGGGATGTGGTTTCTAAGCTAGATAGTTACTTGATTGATGAGCTGTGTAAGCCGAACTTCACCACATCATTGGACCCAAGCTTCATGCTTGAAGGACAACAGGATGCCACTATACCCATATCTGTTTTGCGCAATCACAATGATGAGTGGCACCTAACATACGACGAAACTCTCGTGATAGGAAAAACGAAGGAAGCAAATCACGCATTACTCCATCTCAAGGTAGCTATACGAGATTCGATTGTTGATTACATACTTGAAACGGGTGACCTGATGCTCATAAACAACAACACGGCCGTACATGGTAGGAAACCTTTTATTGCTAGGTATGACGGAACAGACAGATGGCTTAAGCGCGTTCTCATAAGAACCAGCAGTACTCCTTCAAATCAAATTGAAGGCAATGTCATTACAACTAAATTTTATTAGTCAGTGAACCTCTTACCGCACTTCATGCACCTCTGCATCCACGGGTAAACTTTTCTATCTTGAGGTAAATGTTGGCATCCCGTAGTACCTGCAGCTTTGTTGCATACATCCCTAACAAACTCAGCCAAGGAAACCCCAAGCTCTGCTGCTGCTGACTTCCATCTTTCATGGTCTTCGTCTGTAGCCCTAATTAAAACTTGTTTGTTTGCTGGTAGACCAGGTTTTGCGCCGGTGTTTGCCTTACGGGTGAGTTCTGTGACACCCATGACATCATCAACAGCTGCTCGAATATTGTCTTGAACCTCTTCGGCACTGTCTTTGGATGATTCATTTTTGTTCATAGATAACAAAACTACCTCATGGACATCTAGTTCTGGCAGTTCTTTGTGTTTATTTATTCCCTTGAACCTGTTGCTGAATCCCAGGAGACCCTTGCCTATTGATATTTCAAATTCTTTTACTTTTTCCTTTGATGTCCTATATTTCCCCTCGGTCGATAGCGACTTCCTCGCCGCCCCCTCCGTTGGATACGGTTTCCGCAACATCGATTACCTCTCCATCTTCTATTTCTGATTCACCAAGTATTGAATTAATTACGTCTGATGGAAGCACGCCGCTTCTTCCCATTATCTCCAAAAGCTTACGGGCTTCTGATTCTGGAGAGAACTGACTAATAGAACTTACATCTATTGCGCCGGAAAGGGTTGACCTAACATTGACCTGCGAATTAACATCCATCTGCACATTAACATTTGTCTGCTCCATACCGAGCAACTTTGAACGCCTATCCATTATAGACAGAACTTGCTGGATGGCTTTTAAGTCTGGCTCTGCTGTCACCTCAGTGCCATCATCCATTTCCAACTTTCTATGCTGAGTCATGGGCCATATTGCCGACTGAAGAGAGTCAAGTCTTTCAAGCTCCATTCTCAAAAGCTCTGGATAAGCAAAGAGTGCTTCTGAGTTGAGCTTTTCAAGCTGTCTTCTAATCGCAGTTCCTACAGCTCTGCTTGACATACCAAACCTACGGGCTATCTCACCATGGGTTACACCGGCTTGTCTTAGCTTGAATATGCGCAAGTCCCTTTCAGCAAGGAACTCCCTAGTTAAACCGCCTTCGCCTTTTGACACTTAGCCAACTTTCATATATTCAAGAACTTCAAATGGGAAAATCTTCCCACGCCTCATTTTAGTAGGCCACGGGCGCTCATCGCGGCCACCCCTAAAGTGTCTCACATCGTAGACATATCCCTCCATTGAGGTTGGGTCTGGTTGTAACGAAATGCCGAACTCCGGCCAACGAGACCAGACTGCAGAGCCGAATGGGCGTAACTCACGGGTTGTAAGGCTTGAACCAAGAGGGGCGTGGTGTTCGAGCCATAAGGCGCATCCAAACTGGTCACGAATGTAGTCAAGAAAACGAGCCACCTCTACTGCAACAGCTTCGCTTGTCCTGTTTCCTGAATCAATAAATGACTTATACAAAGGACCAAGAACAAGTAGGTCTGGTTTAGTCTTCTCAACAGTCTCCTCAACTAGGAGCCTGTCAGAGACGCTAAGCAAATCGATACCAGCCGGCTTGATAAGAAGATGGGCTTCAACTTGCTGAATCCGGTTTCCATTCATCAATTGCGTACGGGCTATTGCGGCATTCATGATGCTACGGGATGTTCGGCGGATGATTCGCTCAGGGTTCTCTAGGTCAATAGTCAATGTCCTAATTGGTGGCATTGATTGATATGTAAAAGGATTAACTCCAGAGGCAGAAAGTATCGCAACCTGCCTAGCAAGCATTGTCTTTCCAACGCCCTCAGCTGCAACAACTATCACGCGCTCCTTACGCTCCAAGAGTCCTGGAATAACCCAATCAAATTCGTCGTTGTCTGATTCGGAGATAAAGTTTTCCCAGTTAACCAAACGACCAGTATCGGTGCGCTCACTGATTGTCATCGATGTAAGAGCAATGCTTGCCCTGTTCAACTTCTGAGAGTCGCTCAGGTTCTCGGAATCAAAAATATCGTTAATCTTTACAAGGATTGAATCCATCTGAGATGGTTCTTCTTGCGGTTCCTCTACGGGTGACTCCTCGTAATCGGAGAGGGGGATGAAATCATCAAAAGACTTACCGGCAGCAAAGTGGTCGTATGCATCTTTGCCTGAAGCCGAAAGCCATACACCTCCCGTACACCTCGCCTCATCCAGCTTTGAGCGAACAATCATGGCAAAGGACTTGCCGACATCATCGTTATCAGAAATAATTTCGACATGGGCTCCAGCTAGAGCTTTTGTAAAACTGTCTTCCCATTTGTTATTGCCTGCTCCCCCGGGTCCTGTGGTGGCGATTATTCCCAGCTCGATAAGAGCATCAGCATCTTTTTCGCCTTCAACAACCCAAATGGGCTCATTGTTTTTTACTCCCTCAATGACTGCGGGCAGATTGTAGAGAATCTTGTCTATTCCGGAGAGAGAGTAAATCCAATCTCCACTTTTTTCTGGGTTTGGCCGGCGCTGCAAGAAAGACTTGCTCCCATCTTCACGCAAAAACCGTTGCTTCTCGTATGCAAGATTGCCATTTGAATCAATGTATTTGTAAGTCTTTACAAGACGTTGCTTTGGTTTGTTGTTCTTGTCAAATGTTGCAGACGGGGGGAAGAGGTCTTTCTGGGTTATGCCAATAGCTTCGCATATCTCTGATGCACTACAGGGCTTGCCCCTATGGCAATACACGACAACTTTTCCATTGTCATCTTTGACAGAAAGGGACGGGTTGCTGTCATCATTCCTGCACGGGCATCGAGCTTGCCACTGTCCATCACCACCACGAACGCCTTGAAGCTTGCTTAAGAAGTTTGAAACTGTAAGTGAGGCGGCGTAGGTCATTATGTACTCATCAATTGTTGTAGTCGGACCGTCTCATCATATCGTCGTGTTTTTAAATTCATCTTCTGCCTAAGGAATTTTCGCTGACTCTCTGTCATACCTCCCCATATCCCAAATGGCTCCCACTCCATTGCATATGTGAGACATTCCATTTGTATGGGGCATTTAGCACAAACGCTTTTTGCGTTGTTTATCTTTTCCAGCTCACATCTAGTTAATGGCGACCCCGGGAAAAACCAATCTGTCGGACAAGAAGTACAAGCTCCACCTTTTGGGAAGTCTGGAGGGCCATCAAGATTCAATGTTCCGTATCTACCATTGAACTGTTGGTTTTCTTTCTCATCTATTGTCATGAACGCAAAGAGTATTACTTACTAAACCTCAAGTCAAGTGCCTTCCATGTTGACCACAAGAATTTCCTAATTGACGCTCTGGTTCTATCTTCTCGGCTCACGGGTTGCACTATTTCCTGAATTGCCAAATCTAAAGCTCTACCGGATATGTATGCAACCTTGTAAATTGCATCTTGCCACTCATCACTGTTCTTGACTTTTTCCCAAGCGTACGGGTCAAACCTGTTGTATTTGCTAATCATTTCGTCATCGACATTTGAACGAGAACCCATTATCTCCATGTGCCAGCCAGTTGCTTTCTCTATTGCGAACAACAGCTCTATTATTCCACGGTCGCCATCTGAATCCTTCAGATTTTTAGCCATACGATTAAATTTTCGCTCAGTAATCATCTGGCAATAGACATCCAGCATGTTGGAATAGTCTGTTGCTTCAGCAATAAATGGGTTATTTTCCATGTCAGTAAAAGATGAATCTTCAATCATCTCCTGTATTGCGTCTAGATAGTCAGACTCAGCTGCGATTGGGTCAATGTCTGCGTAGTCCTCAGAGTCTTCATCCATTGGTTCCCAATCTTCCATTTCTATGTACCAAGCAATGCTCTTTGCACTGCCAACTTCTTTTTTGTTGCAGAAGAATTTTCATCCATGCTAGCGATTGCAAGTTCTTCTGGGCTAGTGAATCTATAGTGGTCTAAGTATTCACAAATAGCATTATATACCGACCAAGCGTTGTAACCATATCCGGCAGCATTTCTCTCGTTTTTATAAATAGAGTTAATTGCATCTTCTATAGAGTTCCGGTGTTCTCTTTGTCTCTTTGTTTCTGATTTTGTTCGAGGTGCAATTATTTTTAACACTGCATCCGAGATAGATGACACGGGTGTCTTTATAGAAAGAAGCTGCTCGGCACTACGGGTGAATTCATCTCCCCATTTAGTGGAAATTTCTAAAACTTCTTGAGCATCGTCAATTATCGAATCCATGTTTCGAGTATGTCTGGCTGTAAAAACTCTTCTTGCTGTTTTCTCACCTAGAACAACAGTGTTGTTGCACACCGCTCGTATTTCGGTATTTGAATATCTTATTGGCCACACACCATCGTGGCCTGCTGAGATGACTAGGTATCTAGCAAGCTTATCGTTAACACCAAGCGCATCAATCACAAGTGGACCGAGGTCTATTGTTGCAAAAAATCTTGAACCGCCCTTAAGACAGCCGCATGTATCAATAACTGCGTCACCCTTTGAAGCACCCACTACAGCAAGGGCTCTTTCAAGAACTTCGCTGTTCTGTCTTACTTCGTACCTTGTTCCAACTGTCGCCAACGGGTCAAAGGAGCCATCAAAATTCTGTTTTAGGGTCGCCCTACTGTCATTGATGACCACTGGTGAACCATCCGAGTTTCGGATTAGCTCTCCGGAATCATCTACGGCAGCTACCTTGGTGAGAATAACGTCATAGTTCGCACTGGCGGCCTCAAGCATTGCCTCCATGGTCTGTAGGCCCTTCATGGGCGTTCCAAGCCGGTGCCAAGGCACCTGTCGGTCGTTGTAGGCCATACGAATCCTGCCATTTTTGGTTTTATCTAGTTCGTGAGCCATTTTTCCTCCACCCAATTATCCCACAGCATTACTTTAGTCAAAATACTTGCAATTATTAAAAAGTGGCTGTATTCTTTTGTCATGACAACAACTTACTCCCCAAAAACCCAAGAATTCCTCACTAGCTTTTCCGACCAGGCTATCCAAATGATGATGATGACAAAGCTCATGGGTAGCAAGATTGAGAAAGGCCCAGTAGACACCCCATCTGTGCTCTTTTATGCAGTTCCGGGAAAAGACAACCCCCTCGAAGAGGAAGTTGGAGTTGTTGAGATTAACCCGGACGACGGGGCACCCGCAGACCACATTTTCAACTGGCTCATTGGCGTATACAAGGATGTTTCCGTTGCCCCAATATGGGGAGGAATCATTTCTGATGTCGTAGCCCATTGTGGGAGCAAAAGCGAACACGACACCGTTGAGCAAATGAATGACATTAAGAGCAGGTACCCAGGAAAGAACCTGCAACAGATTTTTAACGAGAATCCGCTTGAGAGCTCGCTGACTGAAGGCTTGACAACAATCATTTTTGACAGCTACGGGAACTTCGCCACCAATCTCACAACCTATAAGTATTCCGACGAGGGAACCCCTGTTTTTACTTTCAGCAAAAGCGAATTTATTGGTTCAATGTTTGGCGATAATGCTGAGTCTTACTCAAATCAAAAACTGACCTCACAAATTCAAGCTTTTATCATTGCGGTTGAAGTTTCGGAAAGCATCAAATCAAATGGAGAATAACGAAGCGTACATGGAGTCGGTTCTTGCTCAATCAGCACATGTCTTGCGACGTGTTGCCGTTATCCGAGACCACGGGTTCACATTTGATTCAGAAACATCAACTCTCTTGGACCAAACATTGGAACTTATTGATGAAATTTCAGAAAATGAAAGCAAAAAGTGGGGATTCACACCAGGACCATCATGCGATGGATACCCAGGTAAGCGATGATATTTTCATTTGAATTCAACTTGTCTAAGCTGCAGGCAGAACTCATGACCGAAGCGCTTCTAGGAATGATTAATACGGGTAAACGCCTAGCTGCATCATTGGATGAAGAAGGTGGCTTGCGCACTCATCTGAACGGCCGGAATTTGAGCGAAAACGAAGTATCCCAGTTAATTCTTGCTTTTCAGCAGGCTAACTCAATACTCGGAGAGATTGAACAAATTGAAGAAGAAGAGAATAAAGCTGAAGCAAAGAAAAGTGTTTCTGGAGTGATTGACGATATTTATGAAATGCTTCAATCATCAGAAAACCCTCCACCTTTCAATCTGTAAACTCCGTTCTCTAAATCGCTGCTTAAATATTCCCTCCATCTAACACTGAACTCTGCATGAGTCTCATTGTCTTTGGGTGAATAATCAAATGCGGTGTTGGCTTCCTTGAGTTTTACTTTTTCATCATTGATAATTCCGTGTTTTGAATAAAGGTCAGACAATGCGTCGTTGGGCGAATCACCAACACCAATCATCTTTGCTTCTTCTGAATCCCAAAAATCTAATGCATCACAGTCATCGCCTGATATGTAATTAGATAAACCTTCAGATTCCTCTGAATAATCTGCAATTGCAAACCACTTGCCACCTTCGTAAACGCCCGAATAACGTGATTCCCTTATCACTACTGGGTAAAGGGATATTGCATCACTCATCTTCGTATGATTCAGCTGATAAAACTTTCTCGAGTTCCGTAACAATAAAGTCCGGTCCAGCAGCTCCGACTATCGTTGAGACGACTTCTCCGTCAGCAAATATCAGAAGTGTTGGAATACTCATAACATTGAACCGTTGTGCCAACGCTCTGTTCTTATCAACATCAGATTTAACAAATCGTATTATTCCTTCGTATGCGGTACTGAGCTCCTCTAGGAGTGGGGTCATGTATTGGCACGGCCCGCACCATGTGGCCCATATGTCAAGGACCATGGGGGTTCCGCTCTCCGCTAGAACTGAATCAAATTCGTCTTGGGTTATTTCTCTCATATGTCCATTGTATTCCCTATTTGTCCACCCACAAATATGCCTTGCGGGTTGCAACTGGCTATGTGGGTGGCTATATTGACTGAACACCCATATTAAAGGAGCTTTATGATTTACTCAGGCGATAACTGGCGCTCATCACGGGCGTGTATTGATGCCAGCACACTTACCTTTTTCCCTAGCAGCCGAAAGGTGCGATTACAGGCTCTTGCCTATTGTGGAATTTGTCTTGTTCGTGGTGAGTGTCTCAAGTATGCTCTTGATAATTCAATTGAGTTTGGAATCTACGGAGGAAAGACTGAAGACGAACGAAAGGTTATCTTGCGTCGCAGGCAATGAACGAAAAAAGACTCTGGCTAAATGACGACCATCTAATAATCGACTTTCCATACGACCCAGATGAGGTCGCAGCGATTAAAAAGATACCTGGGGCTAAGTGGGACAAGCTTGCCCATGTTTGGCGTGCTCCCGCTACGAGCCTTTCGCAGGTTCGGGATTTTGCGATACTTCATGACTTTGAAGTAGATACATCCATAATGCTATTTGATGAGCCAAAACGACTAAACAAGTCATTTGGTATGTGGAGCGACGATAGCTGGATTTATCTTGGCTTTAACTACGACCAGGTAAAAGTTCGTTCGGTTAAGCAGCTTCCCGGTGTTACATGGGATTCAAAATCAAAAGCCTGGAAAGTCCCCAGAACGGCAGTTCGTGAAGCAATTCAATGGGCGACAATGTTCAAGATGGATGTATCAGCAGAACTTCATCTTGACGCAGAAGAGTTTGCTGAAGTTAGCAGAAAACGAGCAGATGCATCACGCGCTTACAGTGCAGAAATAGAAATACCGAACATTTCTGGTTCTCTTCTTCCATACCAAATGGCTGGAGTGTCGTATGCACATCAGACTAGAAGGTGCTTCATTGCTGATGACATGGGTCTGGGTAAGACTCTTCAAGCCCTAGCAACACTCGAGTACTGTGCGTCTCTTGGAGAAGATGTTTATCCAGCAATAGTTATGTGTCCATCAAACCTTGTCCTTAACTGGAAGTCAGAAGTCGAAAAGTGGACACCATCCAGGACCGCTACTGTCGTAACAGACCGTTCTGATTTTCCTGAAGAAGAACACGACATAATCGTAATTGGCTATGCAAACATTCATCACTGGGTCAAAAGCCTCAAGGGATACAAGTCATTGATATGCGATGAATCTCACTACCTAAAAACTCCAACTGCCCAGCGCACCAAAGCAGCTATAAAGATTTCAAAAACCATTAAGTCTGGAGTTGTTTTGTGTCTTACTGGCACGCCTGTCACTAATAGGCCTGCTGAGTATGCAAGCCAACTGGAGATAATCGGCCGTCTCAATGAGCTTGGTGGCACATGGGGCTTCTATAGGCGCTACTGCGGAGCATTCAAGGACAAGTGGGGCCACTGGAACACATCTGGGGCGACAAACCTTCAGGAGCTGAACGAGATACTTCGTTCTCTTTGTTATATACGTAGGACAAAAGAACAGGTTCTTCCGGAACTTCCAGATGTCATACACGATAGACATATGGTGAGCCTTTCAGAAAAACACAAACTAGAGTACAAAAAAGCAGAAGACGACATAGTCGAGTACCTTGTGCAGCGCGCAAAAGAAATTGCTCTAGAAATTGGCAAATCTCCACATTCGGCTGCAGTTGTTGCACGCATAAAAGCTGAATCAAATGTCCACCTTGTAAAGCTGTCCGTGCTACGCCGGCTGGCTGCTAAGGGCAAGATGGAATCAATTAAGGAGTGGGTTAAAAACCAGATTGAAGCCGGCGAAAAAGTTGTAATTGCCGCACACCATAGAGATGTTGTTGATGCCTTAGCAAATGAGTTTGGTGGATTAAAAATTCAGGGTGGCATGGATGTACACGAAGTTGAAAAAGCAAAGAAAGACTTTCAAAACTTGTCTACGGAAGAAGCTCCTGTAATAGTTCTATCTATGCAAGCTGCAAAAACCGGACACACACTTACGGCAGCTCAGAAAGTTCTGTTCGTGGAGCTCCCATGGACGCCAGCTGATGTTGACCAGCTCTACAGTCGATGTCACAGGCTTGGACAAAAAGGTTCAGTAATGGTTACCTACGCAATAGCTACGGGCACTGTTGATGAACAAATCTACGACCTAATTCAATCAAAGCGCTCAATAGTAAATGCTGCCGTTGATGGTTCAGACATTTCTTCTGATGATTCTTCAAGCAGGCTTGTACTTGACTACCTAAAACAAGGGCTTAATCGTTAATAACCTTTAAGCACTCTTTGCAGGTAACAAAAGATTTGTTTGCTGTAACATAATATGAGCCATCATCAAGACCGCAAGAGGTGAGGTAGAAACTAAGACCGTGCCATCCGTTGCTGTAGTGAACAACTTTAATTTCTTGCTCGCTCACTACTACTCCAGGCTAAGTAAGAATGTTCCCGATTCCCACATGATTCCAATTGCTGAGTAACCAATTACATCCATCACATTGTCCTTGATTGATTCGTTGTTGGGGTTTGTATTATTGCCAACAAGATTTTCAAGTCTCGCAATCTTGTCGTGAACCCTAACCATCAATCCAGCTCTACCAAATCGCTGAATGTTCTCGTGGCCATAATCATGTTGTTTTCTGCACAAAGTTTCGTGCACTTCAGGTGATGTCAAATTAAAACCAAGAGAGCGTGAGAGCATGCTGGCAAGCCTTCCAATCCCCCTCCATGCCTGTGAGGCATCTTTTGCTTCGTGATGAAACATGTCATCTATAAACACGTCGTGTGAAACTCGGAGCATCTTGATAATGGGCATACTCGCATCTTCAAAAGATGCAATAATCTTCAAGATGCTGTCCCAGGCCAGGTCTTGTTCTTCTTCTGGCGGGAGTATCTTACTCAACGCAATTGCGGCGGCGGCATTCCATGTTTTTGGTGTTTCTTTATACATTTGCTCAGTCATTTAATAATCCTTTGAAGATTTTTCCAAGCCATTCGGCTACGGGTGCAGCCACTCCATTCCCGGTCTGCTTGTACCTAGCTGTATCGGGTTGTTCTTTGCCATCCGCACGCCACCTAGTGTGGTCCACGGGCCAGCCCATCAAAATTTCACACTCTTTTGGTAATAAACGCCTAACTACCATGTTCTGCAACACTCCGGTTGACTGTTTTGTCCCCGCCCTAATTGCATGATGAATGCCACCATCAACAAGCTTGTCATTGTATTCATCGTAAGCAATTGCGTCAATCACTAGATTTTCACCTCGGCTCGATGGTACGCCGCCGTCACCACCACTACGAAGTGTCATTGCAACCCCATCATTGAGCTCTTCCATTTGAGCAACCATTGGTGTGTTTAGTCCACCCGTTCCCATGAATGCAGTCAATGTGTTGATGGTGTCACCCTGTAGTCGTACGCCATCTTGTCTGTGTGGGTGAAAGACTATTGGTGAGTTTTCATCTTCATAGGCGACACTTGGTGACTGTTGCGTAGCTTTAAGTGTTGGTGAGTGGTCTGTAAAAACATTTGCATTTGAACCGAACTGTGTATCAAAAGAAAAAACTTGATTGTCTTCAACAATTAATTTATCTTCGGCAACATACTGAGTGCCAACACCCCTCCAGTCTCTAGCTTGCAGTGTCCCTATGACATCTTGATATGAATCTGTTGTGGTTTCAATACTGTCAGTTAGTATGGTGCCTGGGCCTTTTGCATCACGGGCACGCAATGTTAGAGCGGTGTCTGTTTCTTGCCATTTAGCAAAACCGCTATTCTCGTATGCTAGGACTCCCTGTTCGCTACTGCTTCCAATGCTTGACGAAGCTTTTCCGGAAGCTTTTTGTTTCTCCTGTCGGCCCTTCTGAGAATGCCTTCGCACGCCCTCTTGGACAGGTAATAGCGGGATGGGACTTCGCTCTGCGGCACCAATATCGTATGTAGCACACACGAAGATGCGGCGCCGTCGCTGGGCGACTCCGTAGTACTGAGCATCAAGGATTGCCCAGTCAAGCGCCACGCACCCTGATTTGGCCATTTCATCGAGGACGACCCCAAAGTCAGCACCCTTGTTGGAAGTAAGTGCTCCGGGAACGTTTTCCCAGATTGCGAGTCGTGGGTATTGTCCATTTGTTGCATCACGCATCTCCTTGATTATTCTCATTGCTTCATGGAACAAACCAGAGCGTGCACCATCAAGGCCTGCGCGTTTGCCGGCCACGGAGAGGTCCTGACACGGACTTCCAAAGTTAATGCAGTCAACTGGTTCTATCTCGTTGCCCTTTACATCCCTGACATCTAAGTACTTGGGGATGTCGGGCCAGTGCTTGCTGAGTATTCGCTGACATGCAGGGTCCCACTCAGCTTGCCATTTGCACTGCCATCCGGCAGCTTCGAATCCAAGGTCGAAGCCGCCGACGCCGGCAAATAGACTGCCGAAGGTAAGGCTCAGAAAGGTTCTTCCTCAAATGAGCCAACATCGTTTCGGCTGGTTGCTGGACGAGCGCCTGCTCGTGCTGGTGTTTTCTGTGCAGGACGAGCATTGACAGGGTTGCCTGAAGCATTCTCTACCTTTGCTTTGCGCTGCAATGTTTCAATGTTGCGTACAGATACGCCGATTTCGTCAGCAAGGATGTTCACTGCTGAACGCTTCTTTCCTGACTCTTTGTCGTCCCATGTTTCTTGCTCAAGACGACCCGTGACTGTTACGCGAATTCCTTTTTCAAGCACTCGGGCTGCATCTTCTGCAAGGTTTCGCCATGCAATGACATTGAAGTAGGAAGTCTTTTCTTGCTTCTCGCCTTTTGCGTCGGTCCAGAAGTTGTTGACCGCAACAGAGAATGAAAGCTTCCCTGCTCCTGAGTCAAAATAACGCATTTCTGGGTCCGCCGTGAGGTTTCCGGTTATTGTTACTGGCGCTGATGACATGTTCGTATTCTCCTTGTGTTTGGTTTATGTATCGCCGAAAGCAGCATATCACTCGTGGTAGGCTCTGTCAATGGCCACTAACCCTTTTGAAATAAGGCTTTCGTTAACCAATGCGATTGCTAACTCGTTGTTTGACATTGCTTTTGATGAGAGCATATCGGACAAAGAGCTTGCGCAGCAACTTGAAGATTACAAAGATGTTGCATCAATGCTTCTTGAAGACCTCGGGTGCGAGGTCATTGAAATCAAAGACGGAAAGATGATTTGCTCCTTTAGTCCACAAAAATAACACGGGACTAGTAAGTGACAGGAATAAATTGAAGCGCAGAAGGAGCGAAGCGACTGGTATTCCAAGGAAATACGGAAGGCCCCATTTACTCCATTTACGAATGGCTGTAGGCCGAAGGCCGTAAGCCTGAAGAGCGAGCAGCGTTAAATGGATAAATGGAGGGAGTATTACTTTGGAATGCGAGCAAGCAATTTTGCCGTAGATTTTTATTCAAATATATTCGGGACTAATAAACAGACTTAGCATTTGCGTGCAAGGTCGCGTGCTGCGTAGTTGTTTATGTCGTTGTGCACGGCTCAGCGTGCAAGCGAAGCGTCATAAGACATAACGACGAAGCATCTCGCGGACTGCATGCAATGCGATTGTTGTGATGAGACCCAACACGGGACTAGTTAGTTCATAAACATACAAAGCGAGTTGTTGCTTTTAGGAGCGGAGCCTTAGCGAAGGTTTCCAGAGCGTAGCCTGGAATCTGAGCGGAGGCTAAGCGATGAAAAGAAACACGAGTGGGAACTGTGATTAGGCTTTCCTCGGGACTAAATACCTACCGGGAACAGACAGCGAAGTTACTTTCTTTTCGAGCGGTGCGAGAGCGAGAAGGTTCCAGAAGCGGAGTTATTTTGCGATTAAAGACTTTATGGGAACAAGCGAAGATGCGAGCGTTGAAGGACGAGAAGCTTGAATGTAAATAGTAAAACTTCGGGACTAGGGACTATTCAAGCGGTGAGTCGTTTGATGCGAGCAGTGAAGCGCAGTGTACTTAAAGGATTTAAGAGCGGGATAACGAGCAGTCTGGAATTTCGAGCGTTCGCTGAGCGAGGAAAGAAGTACGAGCAAAAGTTGTGCTGTGAGCCTACTCGGGACTATGAAGTATGTTTTACAGTCCATGTTCAACAAACAAGCTTTATGAAGCGTCCGGAGCTGCTGAAGACTGGTGGTAGCTCTTTTGCGGACACCGTCGAGGCATCTCCAGGTAAGCGAGTATGCGATAACTTTTATTCGATTCATAGATAGTTTTTATTCAATACGACTCGGGACTTACATATAAAAGGATTGAAGCGTGAACGAGAAGGAGCGCAGCGACTGGTAATTTCGAGAAAAACGGAAGAGACTCTTTTCTCGTTTTCTGGGTGGCTGCAAGCCCCCCAAGCGATAGCGGGAAAAGGAAAAAGAGAGGGAGTATTTCGAGGAACTACGAGAGAGCGATTCATCCGGGGACTTTTCAACAAAACCATTACGGGACTAATAACCACAGGGTTAGGCGTGTGCCTGTTTTGAAAGGGAGAGAATCGACTGGTGGTTTTTAAAGTTTACGGAAGAGGCTCTTTTTTGTCTTTTTTGAGTGAGGTACGAGCAAAAGCGACGCTTTTTGGAGCGGTAAAAAGAAAAAAAGAGAGGGAGTAAAATTTAATAAACCATGAAAAACGGCACTGCCAGGAGTTGTTAGATAAATCAACACGGGACTAACTTCTATAAGCCAACAAGCATTGCGTCTTTCTGTTCGATGTGAATGAGCGTGCTGGTAACGAGGTACGAAGTTACGCAAAGCGAAAGAACAACGAAAAAGAAAACGCATGCGGTAGCTTTTATTTGATACGACTCGGGACTTATGTGTACTAGGACTATTTGAAGAGTCGCAATAGCGACGAAGTGTTATTTCTTGGAACGATACGGAGCGAAGAAGGTATGCGTAGGGAAATGTGAAGCGACGGAGTGCGACAGCGCTTCGGCGCTAGCATAAGCGAAGTGACCTTCTTTTAGCGAGGTATTGTGTAAAGAAATACACGAGGTGCGTTGTGGCGAAGCAAATGTCCGGGATGTCGCAATCAAAGATAAACATCTACCAAAGTCTCGGGACTAAGTACCTAGGTTGTCGGGCTGCCGACACCTGATGAGGAAGCGTAATTTTCATGGCCCCTGGTGGCGGACACGGAATCATGTAATGATTTCGAGGTCTTCCGCCCCATGTTAAATTTGCTGGTGCCAAAGCTGTTAGATAAGTCTGCACGGGACTAATAACCAAAAACAGTGAGCATTCCGAACGAAGCGACGTAGCCGCCGAGGCATCCCGTAGCTCGCGTAGGGAGCCTGGCGTCTACCGAGCAAGCGAGGAGGCGAGGAAAAGTCTCATGTTTGCCTACACGGGACTTATCTTTACAAACGAGCAAGCATTGCATTTTCGTTCGACTCGGAGCGAGCGTGCTGTGACAAGGCACGAAGTCACGCAAAGCGAGCGTAGGTCGATAAGAAAATGTATGCGGTGAGTGAGTAGTAAATGAAATCGGGACTTATGTGTAACAGGACTGTTCGACGAAATGGTTAGCGACGAAGTGTTATTTTTTGGAACAAAAAGAAGCGAGGAAGGTATGCGTAGGGTAATGCGAAGCAACGAAGTGCGACAGCAATTCGGCGCTAGCATAAGCGAAGCGACCTTTTGAGCGCACTTATTGTGCAGAAAAATACACGAGAAGCGGTCCATGAGGCGAATATCCGGGATACCGAATTCATAGATAAATATCTATTCAAGTCTCGGGACTAGATAATGGTTTGATGGTTGAAAAACAATCACGCAAAATCAACTTAGACAGATAAGAGAATCTAGGTGATTCTGGCGAAGCGCATGCGTAGACATGAATCAACGGTTGCCGGGTTGAAAAGCGTAGGGTTGTTCGAGCCGAGCAGCGGTGAGAACACACGAGCGTTCAACTCGGCAAAGATTTGCTTATGTGGATAAGTTGGAACTCTATTCAAATATCCTCGGGACTTGATACCTTGAGATGTCAGGTTGTCGCGCCGAGATGCTAGGCGTATTTTTATGACCCCCCATGGTGCGGACACAAAATCATGTAATGATTTTGAGGTTGTCCGCCGTCATATAAATCGCTGGTGCCAAAGTTGTTAGGGGGGTTAGTACGGGACTTGATAGCGAAGATTTTGCAGCACGGCGGGCGTAGCGTGACTTGAGTGCGAGCATCGCTGTAGCGGACCGGGTAAATCGACTGAAGCTAGTGAGTGAATTTTGTGTATACAAAATGATACGAGCGTTGCTGAGGGAGATTTCTCGGGTAGCGGAAGTGGGCGAGTGGCTCAGTCAAAGCGTAGAGCGTTTGTGCTGCAAATCTGGTAAGTTTTATTCAACTTGCTACGGGGCTAAATAACAAATTCAGGCGTTCGTTTCTTTCTGGGAACCAGAATAAGTGAGCAACGGTCAAGCCTCTTGACGAAGCGAAGTGGCTCGACAATTAATTGTTGCGGCGATTGCTAAAGGCATTAGCGATGACTAATCAATCACATGTTGGATAATCGGGACTAGAGACTTTATACCGGGAAGCGCTAAGGTC